GCATACGGTTGTCGCCTTGCTGCTGGTATCGCAGCGGCAGAGGGCAACAGTGTGCTTGGGGTGGGCGTGCTCGTGGCGACCCCAAACGAATGCCTCCTTCGCGTAAATTTCGTCTGGATGCAGGTAGCCAACCACTTCCACCTTGGCAGGCTGTACAGGCGCGGCATCGAGGGCGGCGAGTGCGTAATCATGCATTTGCTCTGCGGTGTATAGCGGTTCGCTGCCGTCGCTATAGCCGTTGTAGTTCGTGTAAGGCAGGGGTGGCAGCACTTGCTGTTTCAGTGTGTTGTCAGTCATGGCTGTCCCTCGATTTCAACATGGCATCGGCAATTTTGTATGCGCCATCAGTGATGTGGTGCGGGCCGCAACCTGGCAATAGGTCGGGCGTAGGATTCATGATGAATGCCTGCATCGCCTTGGCTGCGAAGTAATCACGAACAGTAAGCCCGCCGTGAACCATTGCCTCTGGCTCCCATTCCGTGCTGCCATCCATTTCTACGCGGACGCAACGCAGCTCTACAACTTGGCCAAATGCTGGCCCGCCTGTTTTCTCGTCCATATCACCCCTCCCTCTTATCCGACTGCACCGACTGCTGGCGAAGGGCGGCGATTGTCTTACCGCAGTGATGGCAAAAGTTCATACTATGTTCAGCAGGGGTGCCGCCCTCAGGGAAATGCCACGCCTGCCCGCAACCAGTTTGCCAGCAGTAGTCGTCACCATCGAAATGCCATTCGCAAGCCTCCGCATCCTTGCTGTCCTGCTGGGAGAGGGCGGCCTCCAGTTCCACAATACGCGCATCGGCTTCCGCCTTGAGTCGGCCCGGCGTTTTGCCGTTGACGTTTTGCAGCGTGACCAGCAGATTCAGGCCGTCCGGCGTGGTGAAGCCGATTTCCAGATAGTTCGCGCCGCCTTTCTCGCGGAACTGGTCGGCAAAAGCAGCCGCGAGAACTTGGCTTGCGCCGCCTTCTAAAGCCATGTTTATACCGCCATCTTTTATCGAAATTTCACGCAGCATAGTGGCAGCGCTAACCTTGTCGGCAAGCGCTTCCCGCAGCTTCGCGTTTTCTTCTTCCAGTTCGTTTATCCGCTCATCCTGTGCTGGCGTGGCGGCTGCTGCACCAAGTTTGAGGCGCGCTTCAATTTCTTCGCATGCGGTTTCCATGCCGCCACGGAACTGTGCGTCTTCAAGCAGGCTGGCAGCGGCACGAGTTCCCGCTATCGCTTGGCGCACGGCTTCCCACACCAATGCCTCGGCAAGCTCGATGCACTGGTCGCACGAAATATCCTCGTCGGTTTGCTGCGGCGTGGCGGCAGCAAGGTAGTCACGCAGGAACCTTGCGCTATCGCAGGTGGCGGTGGTTTCCGAGTAATGGCACACATCACATACCGACATTTCATTGTCGAATGCTTGCGCCAGATAGTTCAGCATGTCGCGGTCATTGCGAATGCCCAGCGGCGGAAGCAAGTCCACATCCTGCCCGCCTGCATTTGCAGCCGCACTGGCGGCAGTAGGGCCGTCATACAGCGCCACCATGCCGTCGCTATGCTCCTTGTGCAGCATCATGCCGCGCCCAGCGATGAGCGGATCAGCCAGCTTTTGCAGTTCGTCGGCGCGCGCATAGGCAATAGGCTGCCCGCCTGCATTGGCGGCTGGCGTGACTGGGGCGGATTGCAGGGCGAGATCGGCGCGGACGTATTCAATGTCATTGTCGTGCTGGATGTCCTCGCACCAGCAGATTTCATCGGTGTCATCCTTGTATTTTGGGATGGGCATGCCATCGGCGCTGTGCTGGAGCCAAATGCGCTCAGGCCACGTTTTCAGGTTTTCCACTGCCTGCTGCTTGTCTTGTTCGTTGCTCACTTCATTCCCCCTTAATAATTTTCATCTGTCGATAATTGCCACAGCACCCAGCAGACAAACACCACAATCAGCACAGTCAGCAGGCTTAGCGCTATCTTCATCGTCTATCTCCGCATCGCATATCTGACATTCCTCGTCCACGCTGACACCATGCGAACAGGCTAGATCGGCATCGAACCAGTCTGCTAGCGTGGCGGCGTAGTCGAGGCCAGGCACTATCCGCTCCACTTCACGCCACGTTCAGCGCCGAATGCCGCGATCAGTTCCAGCAAGTCCGAGAACTCGCGCTTCGTCATGTTGCTAGTCGATTGGCCCAACACTACAAAGCCGGTTCCATCCAGGTTCGGCACCACGTCTTGCCGCTTCAGGCTGCTGCTGAAAATGTGCTTCCAGCTCTCGGCGTCCAGGTAGCGGCCATGCCAAACCACTTGCGCTGATATGTCGGACAAGTATCCCCATAGAGCCGCGTTCTGCTCCAGGTTGCGAGTTGCTGGCGACACTCGCACCACATAGCCGACAGGTGCCGCGTGAATCGCGCCGGCTATGTGATTGCGGTTCGTGTCGGTGACGGTGAAGAACTGCTTCATCAGCGAATGTCCAGCCTCGTTCCTTGTGCCAGCATCGCACCAGGCACTTCCACGCCAGCCTTGAGCGCATCCTTGATTGCAGTCTTATCCGGCGATGGCGGTGGTGGCTCAGGCTGACGCATGAACTCCGCAGGGATCAGGCCCGGCTCGAAAATATCCACGCTGGCCGGGTTGCTTTTGATCGCCAGGGCGAAGTGCGGGCAGTCGATTTTTTTCACACCCGCGATTTCCATGCAGGTTTTCAGGTATTCGCGCACATGGGCGGCGCGGTTCTCGATACGCTTGCGGCGCTCGGCCATTTCCTTTTCGGCGGCCTTGATGGCTTCCGCCGTGGCTTCCAAGTTCTTGACGGCATAGGCCACGTTCTGCGCCTTGACTTCGAGCGGATAAGACTCCGCTTCGATGGTGTCGGCAATGGCTACCTGATCGTCTTGCGCATCCATCAGGCGATCTACCATTGCGCGGTATTCGGCGGCGATGTGATAAAGGGCTAGTGCGGTCATGGCTTGCCTCAGAACGGGATTTCGTCGGGAAACGACTCATCATTGCGAGAGTTAGGCTGCTGGCGTTTCGTTGGCGCATCTTCGCGCTTGCCGCCTTGCAGAGCAACGTCAGCAACACGTACATCCATCTGCTTGCGCTTGTTGCCCTCCTTGTCCGTCCATTCGCGCTCAGTCACGTTGCCGCTGATCGTGACCGACTGGCCTTTGACGAGGTAAGGCGCGAGCGATTCGGCGCGTTTGCCATACAAGGCGCAATTCCAGAAAATTGCTGGCTTATCCTTGCCTTGATTGTCAGCGACGGCAAAGTTAGCAACGGCGTCGCCGCCCGGAGTGAAGCGCACTTCGGCGTCACGTGTGATGTTCCCTGCTAGGCAAATAACGTTCATGGCTTTCCTTAGTTGGTTACTTCGAGATCGGTCTTGCGGGCTTCATACGCGGCTTGCAAGACTTTCCGCGCTGTCGCGTCTGCTCGCTTCCATGCGCCGGCATAAACGCCTTTTAGAGCCTCCATGTCGTCGCATTCAAGCATGGCAGTGCAGCAGGCATCGACTTCATGTTCGGGCATCAATGCAGGTTTTGGCTGTGCTTTAACGGTCGCCTGCTGTGCAGGCTTGGCCGGAGCGTGCGAAGCGGCGTTGCCGTCGTCGTCGTCCTGGTACAACCCGGTAATCGCCGCCAGCGCATAGCGGCGGGCGTATGTCATGGCACTGCCGTACCCTTGCGGATCGTTCTTCGGCAGCGGCACAGTCGCCGTGTCCTCGATCCATTCGCCGGACGAGTGAACCAAGCGTGTAGTTAGGGCGAGGGTGCCAGGCTCAGACGGAGAGGGCGCTTGCAGGAACATGATTCCCTGCTCGTTCAGCGCAGGTTTGATCGCGTCGATCACTGCCGGCAGATCGGCGTAAGTGCTCTTGAAGTGCGGGTTCTTCGCATCCTTCGTTGCAAAGGTAATCGCCTTTTGCGCGGCTACCAGTGCCGGCGCGATCTTGTTGATGGTTTCGCTTGTTTTCATTCGATTCCTCGTAAAGTAAGTATTGCTGCTCTTCTTCCTGCTCCTGCTGCTGCCGCCAATCAGCGCCGCTCATTGCAGCCTCCGTAATAGTCGCCGGATCAAATACCGAATCCGGCCCGCCAAGCATGTGTGAATCATTGCCGCGTCACCTGCTTATCCAGAATCCACTTGCTGCCGCCTGGAGCATTGCGCAGGTACTGAACTGCTTCTGCCCACTGGCGGCGAGCATGGCGCACGGCTGACGGTTCGGTGTAGTCGGTGCGCGGGAATACACGGCAGGCGCGTTTAAACATTTGCAGGTTGCTCATGCAGCACCTGCTTCAGTCGGCGCAGGCAGGCACTTCAGGTCAGCAATGCGCGACTTGATGGCGCGGCTTTGCTTCATGAACTCGTCGCTGATGCTGGTCAGCTTCTTTTCCAGCATGTCGATTTCGCCCGTAACCCGGTTAAAGCCCTCCGGGATTTCAAAGTCGATTTCCGTCTCAACCGGGCCGACATTGATATAGCCGTATTGCGTCATATCTGAGGCGACAAAGCGCGGATTGTCATCGTGCGGTGCGAGCTGCACAAAGCCATCGATCTTGATCTTCACTGTTGCCATGCTCTTCTCCCGTTAGACGACTTCATGTGCTGCGTACTTCGGAGTCATCGCCTGATAATCATCACGCGCAGTTTTTCCGCATTCGCCACACTCCATCGCCGGAATCACGTTCTCATGAAAGTTGGCGTCGTCGTAACCGCTGCCGCGCTTTTCGTGTCCGCAGTGTTCGCATTCATAAACTGCGTAGAAGTCGCGGCGGCTTTGGCTCTCAATACGTTTGATTTTCATTTCTTCTTCTCCCTATCTAGTTATTCGACGGCAGTAGTAATCAACAAGTCAGGGGGGCAGGGGCGCTCACCCTGCTTGCGTTGCCCGAGGAATTTCAACTACGCCACTGCTCCCCGTATTCCCTATCACGCGCTTTAGGCTGCGCTACCAACTTAAAGGCTGCCTCGTGGATGCTTCGCCACGCCGCCCCTGACTTGTTGATGCTCGTCTTTCCGAGCTGCCACCCAACAGGCAGGGTTTGCCCCGCTTTCGCGGCCTTCATGGGCCTAATGCCCCTCTTGGTGTTCGTGCCGTCTCTCCGGCTGTCTCGCCCTTCGCCATTGACCAGAACAAAAAGTGAACCAATCAAGCGTTTTCTACCGTCAGTCTCGCGTGGAGCGTTCACACCTCATTACAGGGACGGTCCCCGCCAGCAGTTATCGGATCGTCATGCTGGTAAGCCCCCATCGCAACCTCCGAGGCAGAATCTTTGCCCGTACACAGGAGCAAGTGGCCGAGTGCGCATCGGCGTAGCGTGGTGATCAACCGAGCAGCGACTCAAAGACCTTTTTTCGATCCCATGAATTTTTCAGGTTCTCGGCCACAGCGGCAGTCATGCCCTTAACAACCTCGTCAACAATCGCTGGCCCAAGCTTCACGCCGACACCAACTAGGCCATCCTTGCCCTCAATTAGCGCGGTTGTAATTTCGGGGATCACGTTCTCCTTGATCCATTGTTCCGTGTGAGCCTTAACCTGCTGAGCGCAAGCCTGCTTCATTTCATATGTGATGGACTGTTTAAGCTCATCCTTAATCGACTGAATAATCGACGGCTTTGCAGACTCCAAAAGCTCATTTACCTGTTCCTGTGTAAGCATTTCTTTTCTCCCTTGGTTATTCAAAATTTCCCGTTTATTGTTGTGTTCAGTAACCCGCCATCGCTTCTTGGCGATCCAGTGAGCGGTTGTATGCAATGGTTTCCTGATCATCCCTAAGCTTCTTTGCCAGCTCTGCGTCAATCGCCCTGTCGAAGTCGTTGTGATCAGCGAGGCCGAAAATCTCAGCCAGATCCACGTTCGACCCCTGCAACGTCACGCCAGCCAGGTTGCCGCCGTTATCCACGTACAGCGCGAGCATCACGCCGCTGAAGTGCTGGTGGTTGCAGCAGAAGCGGGCGTCTTTGTCGAGGATCGGCTGCGGCTTCATGTCAGGCTCCAGCTTTGGCTAGGGCAACGATGTCGAAATCAGTTTCGCGACCTTGCGCATACCGTCCAGCTTCAGAGAAGGATGCGATGCGAATATGATTTCCTTCCGCATCAAGAATGTCCCCAAAGTAGCGGCCGTCGTAATCATCTAGATGTCGGATCGCGACGGTGTTGCCGGCTCTTGTTATGTATGTTTCGCCAACAGACATTGTCATCGGCACTGCTGCTTGTGCTGTTGCCATCTTCCATCTCCCTGTCACTTGCCGCCTGGGGCGGGTTGTTTTGATTCGATGAAGCAATTATGCGCTAGAAAAACTAGTAAGACAAGAAAAACTAGTATAAAAGAAAGTAATTAAGCAAGCTTGTTACTCGATATTTTTTGAATATGCTGAGGTTTGCAAAGAAATACCGGCAAGGGGCCGGTACATGGGCAGTTTGCGACGCGGATTAATGCGTCGTGTTTGCCGCCTCTTTTAGAGCGATGGGGATGAGATGATTTATTTCGTTGCCAAGATCAGCAAGCAGCCACCTTGCATTGTTTTTCGTTGCGGTGTTCTGGTGCTCAAACCCTTCCATAGCCATCAAGCTGGCCAGGGCTGCTAATTGTGCTGCGCGCATGGCTAAATAGTCCCCGGCATCTCCATCAAAAACAGAAACCTGCATTCCCGGGAAATTTGAATACACGCCCAAAAGTTTTTGGCTTTCCGGTGGTTTTGCGGCGTTGCTTACTTGCTGTGCTTCCATCCACATCTCCTGCTCACAAAAATGTTGTAACGACTTATTACTGTATAAGCATACAGTATTATTTTAATGATTGTACCCCTAAAGAGTGTCATCAGGGCAATAATTACACGGTGTAACTATTCGTGTCTATTGTTGATAGATACACTTTGCGGCTATGAGAGACATAGCCCCGTTTGGCCTGCGCATTCCTGCTGACCTAAAGAAGCAACTTGAAGAAGGGGCGAAGAAGAATCTACGCTCGCTTAATGCTGAAATGATCGTGCGTCTGAGTGACAGTTTTGAACGCAGACCGCTCGCGGATTATTCGGACGGTGATCTGGTGGCAGAGCTAATGAACAGATACGAGCGCGGTGAAATCTATATTCGACTCGGCAGGCAATTACCAGAGGATAAGGATGGCGGCGTAAGGCGTTAATGCCGCAGATACGCAACGCCATGACAATAAAAACCGGCTTAATCTATTCACTTCTCATTAATGAGAATTCAGGGGCTAGTCACCGTTTGAGCGAGCAACAACTTTGATATCCAACAGCCACGCCATGAGGTGGCTGGAATAGCATCAGCGCATTGTTCTTTTAATAAAGAGTGCTGACGCATGGCCCATGCCAAAACCTACGACAAAATTGCACCCATAGCAGAAGAACTAAGGCGCACGCTTCCAGGGGAAAAAGCGGGAGAAGTGCTTGGGGTGAGTGTGAGCCAGATGCGGCGGATTATGGCAAAGGCGAAGCGGGATGCCGCCATGCCACCTTGGACGGCTGGGCTCGACATCCGCACGGCTAATGTCCTGCTGGCGGCCGGCTTCACTGATAAAGACCAAGTGCGAGAAGCGATCCAGCGGGGCAGGGATATCCCGTGGTTGAAGGCTTTGAGGTTGGAAATCGTCAGGCGGTGGCTGGAGTAATAAAAAACCGGCCTGAGCCGGTTTCTTGGGTTACTTCATCGGTGCCGATCGCCAATGCTGGCGTACGAACTGCGGCCGGCCATAACTGAAGCGGGTATAGGCTGAAACGAAGACGGATTTGTGATTTAAATGTGATTTGGCCATGCTTATTTGCTTGAAAGGTTGACGTCGTTGACGGGAACCCACGCTGGGTATCCTTATGTGCAACCAAATGCAAAAATGGCAATTAATCGCTCATCGCGGAACGGGAGCTGGAACGGAAATAAAAAACCCGCACTCAGATCGATGCGGGTTGTCATAAACTGGTGCCGGTATATTTCCCGACCGTCGACGCCGGTAGAGCATTTAATGCTGATCACTGCTCGTTGCTTGTTGCAGATCGAGGAATATCTTAGCAATATGGCATTAGTGGGATTTGATATTTCGCAAAGGTGCCAGAGCTGCGGGCAATAAAAAACCCGCCTGGGTGGCGGGTTGTTGTTGAATCGGGGAAGACTTAGCCGTGTTGGGCGACGAGCGCCTCAATCTGTTCGTTGATGTTCGCCTGCTTGTTCGCCTGTGGCTGGTGTGATTCCGTGGTTCTGCGCTGAATCACTTTTACCACTTCCTTGGATCGCTGGTTCACCATTCTCATTGCTTCCATTAGTGGCTGCGGGGTTTGGTGTGCCTTCATGGTTATCTCCAGTTAAAACAAGCGGGTATGTGAACAAATTTACTTCTGGCGTTGAAAAATTAATCTTCGGCGTCAACGCAGAATGCAGCATTTTGCTAAGGTTAGCAAGCATTCCTGTTGGGCGCTCCACATTAATAAAGAGGTTTTTAGCCTCTTTTCTATCGATCACAAATCCATGTGACGGGTAGGCAGAAACAAGATTGTGTAACCCGGTTGCTCGCAAATTCCCGCTTTTCTCCGCCAGCCTCCTGCCATACTCAAGAGCAATTTCCATTGCCCTTTGCATTTCAGCAAGTTTCATCGGGTCAATTTGGCCGGCAATAGGCTCAAATAACCCAATGGTGAGCGTCGAGGAAATTTCTGAAGCCACCTTAGTTGAGAGTCCGGCGTTGCTTGTAAGTTCGGTCACATACTGGGAAAACGCATACATGGCCTGATTTTGCAGATAATTTACAGCTTGAATAATGTCCAAGCCAGAATTTCTACCTACGATTTCATCATTTTTCTTTACCTGGATATCGAGCGGGCCCAACTCACTCATATCGTCGAGGTACAAGCGGGAAGCTCCTACGACGATTAAGGTTCCTGCGCTTTTGCAATACCTTGGCACCAGTGCTCCAAAGCTTCCATAGGTGTGCTGTAAGGCTCGCGCAATCCGAAACCCGGCATGCGGATCACCGCCAGGAGTGGCAAGTGCAATCAGCGCTTTCTCAGATTTCTTGTTTTCTAGGGCTTGGCAAACTAATTCATACCCGCTCCCGGAAACCCCGCCTGCGTAGGTGATTATGTCGGTTGTTTCGATAACCGGTTGCTCTTGTTCTTGTGCGGTTTGCATAAGTTGAGTTTTTGATTTTGAGTTTCGGGAATTTATCGTCGTTCGCGGTTTTGCCCATCCCATAAACATGGGATGCCGGGCAGGGGTAGGGCTATTTCGGCAAGCTAGTACATTGCTTTGCAGGCCGCGGAAGCAACCTTGGCGACAAACTACCGGCACTCGATTTCGTTGCGAATGCCAGATGGGTTGCATCGGTAGCGTTTATTCCCAAGTTCATCCAATTTCCGGTTGGTGGCGTTAGCGTTCTGGTTCAATTGCTGCGTAATCTGCTGGGCGTTTGCGTCAGCTTGTATCCGAGCAATAGCCGCATTGCGCTTGTCGGACTCTATGGAGTGGTGATCTTTCCAGAGATTGTAGGCTTCAAGCGAAATTGGCTGGCCATTAGCTTTGCGCACCATGTTTTCTACACACTCTGCTGTCGCATTGTCTGCCAGGATTTTCCCTTTTGAGTCGTTGTTTTTGAATGATTTGAATTTACATTCGGCTGGCGGCGGGCCAGATCGAAGCCGGTCTGCCTCAAGCATTTTCAATGCTCTCGCATTTGGATCGCCGCTAGACGTGGATGGGCCGCCGAAACTGGGGGGCACAATGTTTACTTTCTGAGAGTCGGCGCTAGCACATGGAACATCCGAGTATTCCATCTTTCCCTGGGCGTTTTTGCACTTATAGACCTGAGCATGAGCGCACGAGCATGCCACCACCAGTATCCAGAATAGAGAAGCGGATAGCTTTTTCATTTTTATTTCCCTTTCGATCAGGGCTTACTTGCTCAAAAAGATCCATGCCCACGGCAATGCAAAGCCACCAAGAAGAAAGCCGATGATGGCGCCGCCGTCTGGAGCCATTTGATCTTTCCCTTTTTTATTGCGGTGCAAGCAATAGAAGTAGCCTGCTGCGGAGCCAATAAGCGCACAGATAACCACTAGTCCGAGGCCATTCCCGCCAGAATCATCGGTGTCAGTATTTCCCATTCCACCGTATCCAGCATGGGCACTCATGGCAATTGCCGACATGCTTATTGCCGCTGCAATTAATTGCAACTTAGTGGTTTTTTTCATTCTTCCTCCCGGCGGCATAGCGTTCTTGATCCCAACAAAACAAATTTATTTCTTTTTTGCAACTGATTTTGATGGCGCTTTCTCAACACCAGGGAATGGATTTGCAGGGCCTGGCGCGTTTGGATTGGCGCGGTTGGCAATCTCATTTGCATGGACCAGCAGATCATGCTTTCCGTCATCCGTCATTGACCGGTACAGCATCACCAGTTGCGCCTCCAAACCGCTAAGTTCGGTAAATTGAAGTGCATCTGACTTCTGTCCGGGCTCGCGTCCAGTCATCAGATATTCCGGCGTGGTTTTAAGTAGTGTCGCGACCAAGCCAAGCCGCCCCCGCTTTGGGGCCGTCCCGCCTTCTTTCTCCCATTGCTGAACAGTCTGCCAGACGACGCCACAGGCATCCGCGAATGCTTCCCTCGACGGCCAATGTTTTTCCCGTAGTTCTTTTATGCGTTTATTAATGCTCATGCGCGAATGGTATTGGCTAGATTTTTTGGTATCAATGCAAAATTTTCTTGTGCTCACTAGATTTTCTAGTAAAATAAAAAAACCATGAAAAACGAAGCCCTAATCCGCGCAGTTGAAAAGTTCGACACCTTAAAGGCGTTCGCCGATGCGTTGAGCACGCCTGAACGGCCTGTCACTTACCAAATGGTTCAGCAGTGGATGACCGGAAGCGTCCCGGCCGAGTATTGCCCAGACGTCGAGCGCATCGCTGATTACTCAGTTTCGCGTGTTGACCTTCGCCCGAAAGATGGGCATCGCATCTGGCCAGAAATTGCCGGAAAGAAGCTGGCAAAGCACAAGCGCCGCAAGGAAGACAAGGAGGGGGCGTGCAACACATCTATCCCGCATGGCGCGTAAAGACGCTTCAATGGACAGCCAATTTGTTGCGCGTGCTGATCCAAATCGAGGGATTCCCGTATGGATCGAACCAAATTCACTGCGAAAGCCATTACGGCTGACACGGCGGGGCGAAATGGATTGTCGGCCAGAGCTGGCTGAAGGTGCGAACCACCGGAAGCCAGACAAAGAAAACCCGTGATGTCTGTCTGACTAGCGGACACCACCACCCGAATAAAAAGTTTATTACCCGCGCCGAATTCAGCGCACAGCAACAACATACGTAAGCCTTGAGGCCCACGGAGACTGGCGAAGATGAACATGCTACCCCCTGATGACGAATTTCTTTTTTCTCGTTCTTGTACTGCCACGGTACCAGTATCGGCAGAAGTGGAAGCTAGGTCACGCAAGAATTTGTCTCGAATCTTGCACGGTCTGGCCTCGGTCGGTCAGGTGCGTGTAGCCGGGGCGATCGGCCTTCATGAATCGAACATCACGCGCTGGAAGGAAAAGGGCGAATTCGAGCGCATGAGCACGATGCTGGCGGCCATGGGCCTGCGTATCGCTTTGCCTGAGCAGAAGGTCATGAGCCAGGACGAATTCAACATGCTGATGCGATTCGCAAAAATCGGCATGCGCAACATGACTGAAGCCGATCTTTCGTTCGAGGACTGATATGGCTGAACTCTTCGCAAGTATTGAAAAGATCACCCGCGACGCTGAAGAGGCTGCCGACAACAACTGCGGCATTGGCAGCAATCCCTATCCGGATGACTCTGTGGCGCATGTGACCTGGAAGCAGGCCTGCGCCGCCCAGTATGCGGCCAATTCTGAGCAGGTGGCGGCATGACCCAGCTCGCATTCGACCTGGCTGAGCGCGGTGCGAACCTGGCAGCCGATAAAGCAAACCGCACCATCGACTGCTGGACTGATCGCGCCTTGGCCGCCTTGAAAGAATACGCCAAGCGGGCAAAAACTTTCACCACCGAAGACGTGATCCTGGCATCACCTGATCTGCCGGCGCCATCCGAAAAGCGCGCATGGGGTTTCGTCACGCTGCAAGCCAAGAAGCAGGGAATTATCGACAAGGCCGGCTATGCGACTGCCAAGCAAGCGCACGCGCACTGCCGCCCGGTGAGCCTCTGGCAATCAAAAATTTTTTCACCTGCGACTAGCTGACAAACACCCCGCCAAATATATAGGTTAATTGAATAAAAAGTAACAAAACTGATAAGTATCAAAAGGGGATCAAATGAAATTTCCAGCAGAAAACAGCGCAGTCGAGCACATCTGCAAATACCTCAAGGACTGCGGCCCGGCGACTGCTCAGCAAGTTCAGGAGGTAACGGGCCATTCCATCAACAGTGTTTCCGTCGCTTTTGCCGAGGGTTTTCTGAGCCGTGAGGATGGCGGAAAAAGTGGCTACATCTACGCCCTGAAACCGCATGTGCGGGACTACTTGGCGCGTGGCGGTGACTACAAGGGCGAGATCGTCGAGCCTGCCCAGCCTCGCCCGTTCAAGCCGCTGACCGGCTATACCGCATCACTCACCCGCAATCTGCGCGAGCCGATCCGCGACATGTCGTTCATGCGCACTTCTAGCCAGTGCTTGCCGAGGGCGTGAGGGCGGCATGAACTCGACTTTTGAAACTGGCGGCAGCGGCGGAAATGCCACAACTCACGATTGGCTCACGCCGCCGGAGATCCTTCAAGCGCTTGGCAATTTTGACCTTGACCCCTGCGCAAGCCAGTTTCAACCGTGGCGTACCGCAGCGGCACAGTACACGATTGAGGACGATGGTTTGGCGCGCGAGTGGTCCGGGCGCGTCTGGTGCAATCCGCCGTATGGCCCACATGCGGAAAAATTCTTGAAGCGAATGGCGGAGCATGGCAATGGCATTTTGCTTATCTTTGCCAGGACCGAAACCAAGGCATTTCAAGAGTATTGCTGGCGTCGCGCCGATGGAATGCTGTTCATGGCTGGACGCATCAAGTTCAGATTGCCAGGCGGCGGTACTGCAGGGGCCGCGGGTGCGCCATCTGTGCTTATCGCTTTCGGCAAAGACAATGCCAATGCGCTACGGGATAGCGGCATTGCTGGCTACTTCGTGCCACTAGAAAACCAGGATGAATGCGTGGCGCAAACCTCCTTGGCACTGGAGGCAGCATGACCCTGACCCGCAAATCCCCCATGAAGCGCACAGCAATGAAGCGCGGCACGTCACGCATGAGGTCGCGCGGGCCGAAGATGACGCCGATCCGCAAGAGCGCCAAGAACGAGGAATGCACGATCCGCCTGCCGGGCGTGTGCAACTTCGACCCGGCGACAACCGTGCTGTGCCATTCCAACGAGGGCGCAGACGGCAAGGGCATGGGGTTGAAGGCGTCGGACGAGCGGGCTGCTTACGGCTGCAGCGCCTGCCATGACGTGGTGGACGGTCGCCGGCCGCGCCCGGAAGGATTGACCCTGGAACTGGTAGCGACGCTGTTCAAAGAAGGCATTGCTCAGACAAACCGGATTTTGAAGCGGAAGGGGTTGATGTGAAGCCGTCCAAGTACAGCAACGTCAAGGCCGAATGGAATGGTGAGAAGTTCGACAGCAAAGCCGAATTGAGCCGCTACATGCAACTTTTGGCACTGGTCAAGGCTGGCGCAATCCGCGATTTGACCCGGCAGGTTTCGTTCGTGCTAGCCCCCAAAGTAATCATTCAAGGCAAACCAAAGCGATCGCTGATCTACCGGGCCGACTTCAGCTATGTCGATTGCAAGACCGGAAAACAGGTTGTCGAGGACAAGAAGGGCGCGCTGACAGAAGCCTACAAGATCAAACGGCACCTGATGAAGTCGGTGCATGGCATTGATATTTTGGAGTCGTGATGTATCGCGCCAAATTGAAGGAATTGAAGGCAGGGGAGGGGCTGCAATGAAGAAAACAAGCAGGCAATTGGTGCTGGAAGCCGTACAGGATCTACACGCGCAAGAGCAAATCGTGACGCGCGAAACGCTGGCCGAGCACACCGGCCTGAAATTGACTGTGGTGGACGACCGGATTGCCACCTTGGTCGATGACGGCGACGTGCTGCGGGTGCAGCGCGGGGTATTCGTGCCGGCGCCGGCGCATCCACCTTCACGGCCTATCAGTAAAACCGTGCTGCCGAACGGACTAGTGAAGCTGGAGATCGGCGACCAGGTGCTGGACCTGACGCCGCGGGAAAACCGCATGCTGGGCGACCTGATGGCCGGAGCCGGTGTGCAGTATGCGCAGATTGAAACCGGGCACAGCATGGCCGTGATGGTGGCAGAAATGCGCCGGGAAATGGCAGCGCTGTTTCGCGTGCAGCCGGCTGAGAAAGACGGAGATTCGCTGCAGGCTGGCGAATCGAAGGGGATGGCATTGTGACTGAATTACCAGCCCCGATAACGCCTGCAGATTGCGACCTTCGGGACTTCCCGTTCATGCCGCTCGATATTGCTCGCCTGTTCAATTCCGAGTTCCACGCTCGGGCCGATGATTCCGAATGGCGCGCCGGTATCACGCTCTGGCTGAAGTCGTTTCACCAGGTTCCTGCCGGATCGATCCCGGATGACGACGTGGCGCTGGCTCGCCTTGCCGAACTTGGGCGCGATGTGAAGTCCTGGAAAAAAATCCGCGAAGTTGCCCTTCATGGCTGGGTGAAATGCAGTGACGGCCGCCTGTATCACCCTGTCGTGGCCGAGAAGGCCGCAGAGGCATGGGCTGGCAAGCTGTCACAGCGCGCACGCACTGCCAAGGCCAGGTTACAGGCTTTGATAACCCGTCTGTCGAAGGCGGCTGACGACATTGATGTTGCTCATATCGAGAACAGCATTCAGAACCTGTTACACGACCTGTCGCAGTACCTGATGCCGAATGAATACGAAGCTGTCGCTGCTTCTGTCACAGACTCTGTTACAGAAGCCAAGAGAAAGAGAAAGGGACAGGGAAAGGGAAAAGATAATAATTCCGATCCTATCGGATCGGGCGGCACGCCGCCGGAAAAGTCGCCCGACGAAATGACCAAGGATGAGCTCTGGAATTCCGGCAAGTCGTTGCTGATCCAGGCTGGCATGCCAAAGGCCCAATGCGGCTCCTTTGTCGGCAAGTTGGTCAAGGATTACTCCGCCGACATCGTGATCGAGGCGGTGCGCGCCGCCATCGTGGAGCGTCCGGCGGATCCAGCCTCCTACCTGAAAAAAATCTGCCAGAAGCGCAGCGGCGAGCGCCCGAACCGCCAGGAATCCCTTGAAAACGCCAACTTGGCCGTAGCGGCCGAACTCGCAGGAGAACCGCAATGATCGATGCAGACCGCAAGGTTTTTTTTGAGACGATCGCCGGCGTGTACGGCTTCTATCGCCAGGATTTTTCCAAGTTTGCCGGCAATGTCTGGTGGGAAGCCATGAAGCCGTTTGACTTCAAGGCTGTGGCCGACGCGTTGAATCGCCATTGCGTCAATCCGGACGTCGGCCAGTTCATGCCCAAGCCGGCGGACGTTGTGCGCATGCTGCAGGGCTCCACGCAGGACAGCGCCCTGGTGGCTTGGGCCAAGGTGGACCGCGCCATCCGCACGGTCGGCACTCACAAGTCAGTGGCATTTGACGATCCGTTAATCCATCGCGTGCTGGTCGAAATGGGCGGCTGGATTCAGATCGGCACCAAGACTGACGATTACTGGCCTTTCCTGAAAAACGAGTTCGTGAACCGCTACCGCGGCTATCGTGGCCGCAGTGAGGTGCCCGAATACCCTCCGGTGCTGATCGGCATCGCTGAGGCGCAGAACAGCCAGCAAAACCTGGCGCACCGTGAGCCTCCTACGCTGATTGGCGACCAGGCGCAGGCCGAGCGCGTGGCCTTAGGTGGATCCGGCAAGCCGTTGCTGGCAATCGGTCAGATGACGCCAAAGGCGGCCGCCAAAGTTCTGCAAATCGCCGGTGCCGCCGCATGAGTGCCTGTCCATCCTGCGGCACGTCTCGTTACATGGAGTTCGAATGCATCGAGTGCTGCCTGAAATGGCTGGCCGGGATGGATCGGGAAACGATGGCGCAGAACGCGCCGATGATCGAAAGAATTGCCGGTGCCGCGCAGATGGAGAAAGTCCGCAAGGAGTGGCAGGCAAGAGGGTATCAACCGAAAGGGAGCGCATGAAGCTGAAAGTCACCTACACGCACAAAGGCTGGTTTGGCCTGTGCCCGGTCTATTTCGCCAACCTGAACTGCGAAGCGCCGGATATCCATCCGCGCCACTGGTCGCTCGAATGGCTGATGGATCTGAGCGAATTCATGTTCGGGCTGGTCTGCTGGATGAGGTCGGCGGCAGATCCGTACTTCGAGCCAGGTTGGCCTTTGCAAGTAACCGGCGAACTCAATCCGCCGAAAGTGATTGAGCACGAGTACGACGAGTTTTAACGCAGTGCCAACGAAGGGGAGAGGAAAATGCCTAAAAAATACGACGCAAACAACCTGCTGGACACGCTGATCGAGGCGCTGAACCTGAAGAACGATGCTGCGCTGGCCAAGACTTTGGAAGTGACGCCGCCAGTGGTCAGCAAGCTCCGGCACCGCCGCCTGCCGGTCGGCGCCTCGATGCTGATCCGCATGCACGAGATCAGCCGCCTGGAAATTAGGGAGCTTCGCGCCTTGATGGGCGATACCCGGGCGAAGTTTGGTTCGAGCACGGCTGAGTTGATGGCGACAGCATGAGCGCAGCATGCGAAATGGCAGAAGAAGCCCTGATCGCCAAGCAGGCGCGGATTAACGAGCTGGAGAAGTTCGTGAAGTCGTTTCTCGACCCTGAACAGAACGGTTATGCGGTAGGTCCGTTTGTGCGGGACGAGGCGCGGCGGCTGATGGGGATCCCGCCCTGCGAAACGGGCAGGTAGCAGGTAAGTTTAATCCGACAAGGGAGGAATGATGGAAAAGGTAATTGCAAAGTTTTTCTGGGATTGTGGTCGTATGGGCGAAGTTGAGGGCATGTTTGTCAGCTCCAGGGATGAGCTGGAAAAGGCATATGGAAAGGAAGTCTACTTTGGTGAGATTCTTGGAAAGCATTCCGAGGTGTACGGAACGCTTGACCGTTGTGATATTGAGATCAAAACGGATGACCAGGCCTTCATTGCAAAGTTCGAGGAAATCATGGGCGGCGGCACGATCAGCGGTTATAACCCGCTGAGTTATTTGCGGGATGACGAGGAAGAATGACCAAAAGCCCAACACATCGCGGCCGCCACAAGAAGCACAAGCCAATCGCGGTAAAGATCCCGGCCATCATCCCGCTGGAGACGGCCGGCGACGCCATGCCGCTACTCGCTGGCCGGCTCCACGCCGGAATCATTACGCTGATCGAGCGTCCGGCCGTGGCGCACTGCAACAACCTGTCACGGCAGCTTTGCATCATCGCTGGCGGCATGAGCCATGCGAATAACGGTGATCCGATCAAGGGAAAGCGCGACGCGGCCAGCCTGGCGATTCAGTCGGCAATCAATGCGATTGATGATGTGATTCAGCGGCACGAGCGGACGGGCGGCGTGGCCGTGCTGGACACCGAAGCGCTGACACTCCGGGCCGCAGCCGGCAAGTTGGACGATGCACTGTATTCCATGCCGCTGCTGTGCTATCGGCTGGCTGAGGGTGAAGTGGCGCGGTGGGTGGATGGACTGGTCGAGGCTGGTAAGCTAGAAGCGGTTGTGGCGCAAAACTGATCTGCTATCTGCTAAGATGACGCAAAGCCATTTAAAGGCTGGGCGAAAGAAGAGCACGGAACAGATGCAGCCGCTGCCACCCGTCGTGCTATCGTCCGCGCTGCTGCCGAGGTTGGCAAGCTCATGTGAAGAATCAAGACCACAGGCGATTGCACCAAGAATAAGAATCTCCACCCTGTAGGGTTCGACATCCAGCCCACCCGGCTTAACACTGCCGGGCATGGCCACAAAGAAGGCGGCGACGGCCGCAACTCCATCCAAGACCACAAAGAAGCCTGTAGCCACTAAAAAGGCTGCGGGCAAAGTCACGCCCAAAGCAAAGCCGAATGCAACACCGAAGAAGCGCGGAAGGCCCAGTACTTATTCTCATGAACTCGGCGCCGAAATCTGTTTGCATATTGCCGATGGCAAAACCATCCGTGACATTGCATCAATGGAAACAATGCCAGCCGCCAGCACGATCATGCAATGGCTGGACGGGCGCCATCCAGAATTTACGGAACAATACGCGCGTGCGCGCGAGGCATTAGCCGATCGGCTGGCCTTTGAAACCCTGACCATTGCCGACGATGGAAGCAACGACACATACAAGGATGATGAAGGCAACGTCCGCACGGATCACGATGTCATTGCCCGTTCCCGCCTGCGGGTAGATGCGCGCAAGTGGCTGGCTGCGAAGATGGCGCCGAAGAAGTACGGCGACAAAATGGCCATTGGCGGCGCCGATGATCTGGGACCGGTTCAGACGGTGACCAAGGAAATGACCGATGCCGAGCGCGCGGTGCGACTTTCAAGGCTGGTATCTGGCAATCCTGATGCATTGGCTGCACTGGCAGCGGCATTGAAGGGCAAGCAATGAGCCAGGCGGAAATCTCCCTGTCGACTGCCGACATGCTGGCTCTGGTAGCGAAACTGGACCCGGCAGCCAAGGCCGAGATCGACAAGATCTTATTGGCGGGTGACGCGCCGATCTGGGTTCCGCAGGAAGGCCCGCAACTTGCCGCGTACAACTCGACGGCCGACATCCTCTTTTACGGCGGTGCGGCTGGCGGCGGAAAAACCGATCTGCTGCTTGGCATTGCCACGACCACGCAAGAGCACAGCATTCTTTTCCGGCGCGAGGCTGTGCAGCTGGTTGGTATCGAGGAACGCATGACCACGATCCTCGGCACCCGCAAGGGTTACAACTCGCAGACCGGCGTATGGCGCCTGCCCGGTGACCGCGTAATGGAGCTCGGCAGCGTCAAGGAACCTGGGGACTGGATCAAGTACCAAGGACGCGCACATGACGCCAAGCTGTTTGACGAGATTTGCCACTTCACCGAGGCGCAATTCCGAACTCTGATTGGCTGGCTGCGTACCGATAACCCGAACATTCGCCAGCGCGTTGTTTGCGCTGGCAACCCACCGACTACCGCGGAAGGCGAATGGGTAAAGCGTTTCTGGGCTGCCTGGCTGGATCCGCAACACCCGAACAAGGCCAAGCCAGGAGAACTGCGCTGGTATGTGACCAACGAAAAGGGCGAAGATCAGGAAGTTCCCGGTCCAGAACCCGTCAAGGTTGGCAATGACTGGATGAAGCCAAAAAGCCGAACCTTCATCCCATCGAGCGTCGATGACAATCTATTTCTCCTGTCGACCGGCTACAAGGCAACGCTGCAAGCCTTGCCGGAGCCCTTGCGTAGCCAGATGCTGCGCGGTGACTTCCAGGCCGGTGCAGCTGATCCGGCTTGGCAAGTCATCCCGACCGAATGGGTGAAGGCTGCGCAGGCGCGCTGGGCGCCAAAGCAGGCCAAGGGCATGATGACGGCAATGGGCTTCGATCCGGCGCGCGGCGGCATCGACAAGACTGCGGCGGCGCGACGACATGGCCAGTGGTTCGATGAAATCGTGCAAGCGCCCGGCGCCGTGACCAAGGACGGGCCCACCGCGGCAGCATTTGCTGTCCCGCTTGTGCGCGATGGCGCTTGCATATGCGTCGATTCGATCGGCATTGGCTCCAGTGCACTGGACTTCCTGACCGGTCTGAATCTGAATGTACTGGCCGTCAACGGTTCCGAGACATCGAACTCGCTCACCAAGGCCGGCAACCTGCGATTCAGGAACCGGCGTGCCGAAATGTACTGGAAGCTGCGCGAAGCGCTGGACCCGACCAATCCAGACCCGATAGCACTGCCGCCCGACGCTGAATTGCTGGGCGACCTGACCGCCGTGCGCTACAAGGTCGTCACGATGGGCAAGGTGACGGCAATCCAGATGCGCAGCAAGGATGAGGTGCGCGAAATGCTTGGCCGATCGCCGGACAAGGGCGATGCCGTGGCAATGACCTTCGTTGACGGCATTCCGGCACCGAATACCGCACGCAACGACTATCAAGAATCCCCCGCGCCGGATTGGCGATTGTGAGGAAAACCATGCAAACCGAAGATCAAAAGCCCGCCGTTCCAACTGCCGAAGCGACCCCGCTGACGCTGGATGAATACACGGAGATCATTTACGAGTCGGAGAATCAGCCGTACTGGAGAAGCCGCGCCGACAAGGAAATGGATTATGCGGACGGCAACCAGCTGGACTCGGAACTGTTGCGCCGCCAGCGGCAACTGGGCGTGCCGCCGGCCGTCGAAGACTTGATTGGCCCAGCCCTGCTATCGATCCAGGGCTATGAAGCCAAGACCCGTACTGACTGGCGCGTGACCCCGAACGGCCAGCCGGGCGGCCAGGAGATTGCCGACGCCATCAACTTCAAACTGAATCAGGCCGAGCGTCAATCCAAGGCAGACGAAGCCTGTACCGAAGCATTCCGCCCGCAAATCGGCGTGGGCCTCGGCTGGGTAGAAGTCTCCCGCGACTCCGACCCGTTCGCCTACCCGTATCGCTGCACATCCGTCCACCGCAATGAAGTCTGGTGGGACATGAAGGCCAAGAAGAAAGACTTGACCGACTCTCGCTGGTTGCGCCGTAAACGCTGGATACATCCCGAGCGCGTGGCATCAACCTTCCCACAACATGCTGAAGTGATCCGCGCGGCTGGAAATAGTGGAACGGTTGGTCTGCTGGAACGCGCCGACATGGCATACCTTGAAGGCGGACAGAGCACCGGCCTGATGGGACCATGGGCAGAAGCACGCGGATGGACCATGATGGAGGATAGCTGGTACAACCCGGCTTCCAATGAAGTGGGCATCAATGAACTCTGGTACCGCCGCTGGGTGCGCGTGCCGGTCATGTTCTCTCCGGATGGTCGCGTCGTGGAATACGACGAAGGGAACCCGGCGCATGTGGCGGCTGTCGCTTCCGGGCGCGTCAAGGTCAAGATGGCGACTGTCACCCGCATTCGCCGCAGCTACTGGCTTGGTCCATTGGTCCTGTTCGATGGCCCAACACCCTATACGCATCGGCATTTCCCGTATGTGCCGTTCTGGGGCTTCCGCGAGGACAGCACCAATATCCCCTACGGCTACATCCGTGGCATGGTCTACTCACAAGATAGTGTCAACTCCGGTACCAGCAAACTGCGCTGGGGCATGAGTGTGGCTCGTGTTGAGCGCACCAAGGGCGCCGTCGACATGACGGATGAACAATTGCGCCGCCAGATCGCCCGCCCGGATGCCGATATCGTCTTGAATGCCGAAGCCATGGCTCGCACTGGCGCCCGTTTCGATGTCAAGCGCGATTACACCCTGACCGACCAGCATTTCCAGCTGCTGAACGATGCCAGGTCCACGATTCAACGCGTATCAGCCGTGACTGCTGGGTTCATGGGGCGGCAAGGTACTGCCACCAGTGGTTTGCAAGAGCAAACTCAGGTCGAGCAATCGAATCAATCGCTGGGTGTCATGATGGACAATTTCCGCACCGGCCGCACGATGGTTGGTGAATTGCTGATGTCCATGATTGTCGAGGACATGGGCGACCAACTGCAGACCATTATCATCGAGGGCGACGCCGTGCGCGAGGATCGCGCCGTCACCATCAACAAGCCCGAAGTGGACCCGGAAACCGGCATTCCATACCTGTCCAACGACTTGCAGCGCACCCGCCTGAAAGTATCCTTGGAAGATGTGCCGAGCACCAACAGTTACCGCGCGCAGCAGCTTAACTCCCTGTCCGAAGCCGTCAAGAGCCTGCCGGCGCAGTACCAGGCTGCCGTCCTGCCGTTTATGGTCAGCTTGATGGATGTGCCATTCAAGCAGGATGTGGTGAAGTCCATCAAAGAAGTCAGCGCCCAGCAGACGCCCGAGCAGATCGAAGCCCGCATCAAGGAAGAAGTCAAGCAAGCCTTGCTCAATGCTGGCCACGACTTGAAAGCCCGCGAACTGGAACTCAAGGAGCGCAAGGGCGAGGCGGAAATTCAGCAAATCATGGCGCAGGCCGTGCAAACCGGCGTGCAAGCCGCGTTCGCTGCCATGCAGGCCGGCACGCAGATTGCTCAGATGCCGCAGATCGCACCGGTGGCCGACGCCATCATGCAGGGCGCCGGGTACAAGAAGCCAGCAGGCGGACAAGATCCGAACTTCCCGACCGCCGCGGAGACTGCAGCTGTGCAGATGAAAGATCCGTATGTGCAAGGGCAGGGCCGTCCACTCGACGTGCCGCAAGTGCATCACAACACCAGCCCAACTTTCCCGCCTATCCCCAGTGACGGTAAATCCCCCATGACCGGCATCGAGACAGCCACGCCGGCCGATAACTTTCAAGGAGCAGAGCAATGACGCAAACCATCATCAAACCCACCGTAGGCCGCATCGTCTGGTTTCATCCTTCTGCACTTATTGGTGAGTCAGGCTTCGCAGCACCTTATCCTGGCGAACCACTGGCTGCGATCGTTGCAAAGGTCTGGTCAGATACCTGCGTTAACCTGACCGTTTTTGATGCCAATGGCGTAGCGCATTCGCGCACCTATGTGTTGCTGCTCCAGGATGGCAACCCGACACCGGAAGGCGGCTATTTCTGTGAATGGATGCCCTACCAGAAGGGTCAAGCTGCCAAGGTCGATGCACTGCAGGCCGTGAAAGATAAGGCAGAAGCGCCGCCGACACCCGTCGAGCCCGACGCCATCGAGCAGGAAATCCGCGCCAAGGGCTTGACCGCGCCGCGTATCACGCCGGCAGACATCGAGGCGAATATCGCGGAAGAACGCTATTTCACTGCTGGCCAAGGCGTAATAGGTGCTGGCGTGCCAGGCTACATGGTAAATGCACAGTTCGACCTGCTAACTTTCTGTGTGCTCCGGTTGAGCAACGGTTTCATCGTCACAGGAGAAAGTGCGTGCGCCTCTCCCGATAACTTCGACGCCGAGATAGGCAGGCAGATCGCCCGCCAGAATGCCATCAATAAGGTATGGCCACTGATGGGCTATGAACTGCGCTCGAAATTGGCGCAGCCGGTCAAGAAGTGCACTTGCGGTCCTAACGATGGTTGTTCTGGTCCGTGTGACCGCGATCGCACATTCTAATTCCATCACACTCCCTGCAGCACTTTGCCCGCCTTTGCGCGGGCTTTTTTTCGTCCCTACCCCTGTAGGGTTCGACCAATCCCTCGCGTAATTACAGACTTCCGCCAAGCCCATAACAAGGCGAAGCGCCTGCAGCAATGCCGGCATACCGCAGAACCCTTTGGGGCTACTCCGATAAGTAGCGGGGATGCATGAGCACACAAACTGATTTTCTCCAAACGCTAGCACCTGATGGCGTATTGACTCCTGAACAGGCGGCGCAGTTGTTAGAACTGCCCGAGGGCGATACCAGCAAATTGCTGGATAACGTTGACGCGCCCGCGTCATCGACTGCAACGGAAACCAATACCGAGGTCGAGCAAGGCAGTAAGAACGAACCAGCAACACCGCAGGAACCGGATGCAGCCAACGCTGTGATTCTGGCCAAGGATGGAAAACACACCATCCCCTACGACAAGCTGGTGGAAGCACGAGAAGGCGAAAAGCACTGGAAGGCCCAGGCCGAAGCCGCCGCACAGGAACTTGCGGCCTTAAAAGCGCAAGCCGAGCAGCGCGCCGCAGCCGGACAGGCAGAAACCGAAACCGACAGGAACGTGGAGGCCGCGCAGGCTGCCATCAATGCCGGCGTCAACCCGGATATTTTCGGGGACTTTTCGGAAGAAGCACTGGCCAAGGGCATCCAGACACTGGTAGCCGCGCAAGTGGAAGCCCGAGTCAAAGCCGCGATGGAATCGACCTTAAAACCGATCCAGGACAAGCAAGCACTCGACGCCACCCAAGCGCACTACCAGGCAATCTATGAGGCCCACCCCGATGCCGATTCCATCGCGGAATCGAAGGAGTTGGCCGACTGGATCAAGGCTCAACCGAGCTTTGCGCGCGCCGGCTTCGAGCAAGCCCTGACCAAGGGCACCACCGAACAGATCATTGAACTGTTCGACACGTTCAAGAAAGCCACCGGAGCAAGTCAACCGGCAGTGAATACGGACCCGAAAGCGGATCCGAAAGCCGCTGCCCGAGCCGCGATCGCCAAGGCAGGCGATGACGTACCCAACAGCCTGACCGACATACCGGGCGGGAAAGCGGGCGCGACCAGCCTGCAAGAAACGATCGATCAACTGTCGCCACACGATCTGCTGGACCGTTTTGCAAACATGACGCCCGCACAGATCGAGCGACTTTTGTAACCCTTATCGAGAGAGAACACCATGCCAAAAACGAATATGGCTTACGGTAGCCCCGTAGCGATGGTGCAGCAAGCCGCTGGCTTGTTTGCCACCCACATGCAGCGCAATTCCACCATTGCGCGTCTGACTGGCGCCATGCCGAAAGGCGAAGAGGGCGCAGTCGCCACCCTGCGTAAACAGACCACCCAGCACATGCCGATCGTGCGCTGCCAGGATTTGGGCAAAGGCAAGGGCGATGAAGTGGAGTTCCACCTGTTGAACCCAGTTGGCGCCAAGCCGATCATGGGCTCGAAGGTTGCCGAAGGCCGCGGCGTGGGCATGTCCTACTCCGAAGCCCGTCTGCGCGTCAATCAAGCCCGTTTCCCGGTCGACCTGGGCAACGTCATGACGTCGATCCGCAGTCCCTACGACTTCCGCAAGCTGGGCCGCCCGGTTGCGCAGTCGCTGATGGACCGCTATGTCGACCATTCGATTCTGGTCCACCTGGCCGGCGCCCGTGGCTCCCACAACAACATCGAGTGGGGCGTCCCGACTGAAGCTGACCCGGATTTCGCTGAAATCATGGTCAACCCGGTTAAGGCACCGACCAAGAACCGCCACTATATCGCTGATGGCACCAACGGCATTCAGCCGTTCGCCGTGAACGCGGGCGAAATCGACTTGGCCACCACCGACCTGCTGAACCTGAACGTGGTTGACGGCATCCGTACCGTGATGGAGCAGATCAGCCTGCCGCCGCCGCCGGTAATTTTCGAGGGCGACAAAGCCGCCACCGATTCGCCGCTGCGCGTGCTGCTGGTTTCCCCAGCTCAGTACAGCAAGTTCGCTACCGATTCGAGCTTCCGCCAGTTCCAGGCTTCGGCCATGGCGCGCGCTTCGCAAGCTGGTGGCCACCCGCTGTTCATGGGTGATGCGGGCCTGTGGAATGGCATCCTGATAGTCAAGATGCCCAAGCCGATCCGCTTCTACGCCGGCGACACCATCAAGTATTGCGCCGACACCGCAACCGAAGTCGAATCGTCCTGCGTCGTGCCGGCCGGCTTTGGTACTACCTTCGCCGTTGACCGCGCCATCCTGCTGGGTGGCCAGGCACTGGCCGAAGCGCTGGCTGCATCGGAAAAGTCGAGCCTGCCGTTCTTCTGGAGCGAGAAGGATCTGGACCACGGCGACAAGGTGGAACTGCTGCTGGGCACCATCCGTGGCCTGTCGAAGATCCGCTTCGAGATCGATCATGGCGACACCAAGCAGATGACCGATTACGGCGTCGTGGCCATCGATACCGCCGTCCCCATCATCGGCGCACGCAACTGATGAACTTGGCCGGGTTTAGCGCCCGGCCAGTCGTCAATGTGACCATTCAAGTATAGGAGCCTCACCATGGCAACCATCAAGAAAACTTCGTTCCGCGTGAGCCAGTTCGGCAGCGTCGGCTACGGCAATAAAGCAAGCCTGCCGTTCAAACTCGAAACCGACGCCAACGGCGCCGCCAAAGATGCCAACTCGACCACTGCCATCGGCAACGGCGACAAGGTAATTCTCGGCACCCTGCCGGCTGGCATGGCCCTGCAAGACATGCTGGCCACTGTCTCGACCGCCTTCACTGCACTTGTGACGGCTGACATCGGCTTTGAATATGTCGATGGCGTCGATGACACCACCGTCCCGCAGGATGCTGATTACTTCGGCAACGATGTGGCAATCAATACTGCAGGCGTGTACCGCAAGGCAACCGCAACTGCACCAGTTGTGCTGCCCAAGGATGCGTATCTGACGCTGACCACTGCCGGCGCAGCCAACGCCAAAGCAGCCCGCATCGACATTCAGATCGATGGCGAACTGCTGGGCGCACCCTAATCTAGGGCAACCGGCACGGCGGGATGGCTGCGGCTGTCCCGCCATCTTTCCATTCACTGGGGAAGTACATGAATGAACCGAAAATTGGCGTGACTTACATCGGCCGCCGTGAATCGTTCGCCGACAATATCTACGGCACTGGCTTGACCTTCGCCCAGAACCAGACCCATCCAATGCCGCGCCAACTGGCCGAGCGCTTCTTGCGTCATCCCGAGTTCGAGCAGGCCAAAGGCGATGTGGCGCAGCAGGAAGCCGCCAAGACTGACACCGAGGAAGCCCTGGAAGCGGCTAGGCTGGAGCAGGAGCGCAAGCAGCAGGAAGCCAACCGATTGCTGGACCTGCGCGATTCCGTGCTGCAGATGGACAAAGACAAGGTGGCCGAGTTCGTTAAGGTGAACTACAACCAGGCCCTGGCTAAGAACATGAGGCTGGAAAACATGCAAGCCAAGGCCCAACAACTGATCGACCAGTTCGGAGCGCCTTGACATGACGTTGGCGGAACTCATTGCCACTTTCCGCGCGCAGGCGGACGACATCGCCGAGCCCTATTTGTGGGACGACGAATGGCTGGCCGTGCGCTTTACCGAGGCACAGGATGAAGCCGCCATCCGCAGTCGCCTGCTTCATGAGTCCACCAATACGACCATTTGCCAGATCGCCGTCACCGCCGGCACATCGGTCTATCCACTGCATGCGGCGCTGTATGAAATCGATTACCTGGCATTCAAGAAGGATGGCGCCAGCTGCCGCACGCCGGTCAACCTGGTGTCGCGTGAAGCCCTGGATGCGCGCTGCCCGGACTGGCGCGAGAAAACCGGCGAGGTCGAGTATGCCATCCAGTCCGACACCCTGATCAGGCTGGCCTACACCCCGGAGAGCGCTGGCACGCTGTACCTGGAAGGCTACCGCCTGCCGCTGAAGGTATTGGCGAACGATGGCGACAAGCCGGAATTGCACAAGGCGCACCATATCCATCTGGTGCAATGGGTATTGCACAAGGCTTTCTCCATCCCTGACGCTGACAAGTTCGACGCCAACCGGGCCAGAGAAGCCGAGCAAAAATTTACCGCTTATTTCGGGATCCGCCCAGATGCTGACTTGCGCCGCATGACGCAAGAGGATGTGCCGCAGACGGTAAAGGCATTCTGGCCATGAATCTTAAGCAAATCGGCCCGTTTGCCGGCATGAATAACCGCCGGCCGGATACCAGGCTGGCGAATGCCGATGGCAGCACCTTCTTGCGCAATGCCGTCAATGTCGACCTGACCGCATCCGGCACGCTCAAGCGCCGACCAGGCGTGGAGTTGGCAATTGCCGGCGCCGATGCGCATAGCCTGTGGGGCAGCGATCAGGCCGCATATTACATCGATGGCACCGACCTTTGTGAAGTCGCCCAAGGTATCAAGAAAAATGTTATCCGGTCCGGGTTGATCCCAGGCCGCCGCGCCTCCTTTGCCCGTGTGGGCGAGGATGTCTATTGGAGCAATGGCATCGTAATCGAGCGCATCACCGCAGGCATCTCGGGCGCGGCTGGCGCACCGACTCCGAACCCGGTGCCGGTCGTGACCTATGGCAGTGGCGGCAGCCTTCCGGCCGGCATCTATCAAGTCGCCTTTACCCAAGTCATCGACGGCGAGGAATCTGGTTCCACCTGGCCGCAGATGATTGAGATCCCCGCCAATGGCCGCATCGATGTGTCCGGCATCGATGCGGGGACCGCCGTGAATGTGTACATGACGCCGGCCAATGGCGATGTGCTGTTTCTGGTAGCTGAACTGGATGGCGCCAGTAGTACTACTTTTACCGTCATGCCGGCATTGAGGCGTCAGATCCCGACGCTCGGCCTATGCCCGATGCCGGCCGGGCACATCGTGCGCTACTACAACGGCCGCTTGCTGGTGGCGCGCGACAACATCCTGTACTACTCGGAACCCTACGCGCCGGCGCTGCACAACCCGATGCGCGGTTATATCCCGTTCCCCGAACGTATCACGGTCATGGAGCCGTGCGACAACGGCGTGTATGTCGCTTCCGACACGACGCGCTGGCTGGATGGCCCTGATATCGACAAGGCGGAAGCTGTTGAAGTGCTGCCCTATGGCGCTGTCGAAGGCACTGGCAGCTGCCCGGAGAACGACAAGGCCGTGTATTGGTTTTCCACGCGCGGCATGGTCATTGGCGACGCATCCGGCAGCGTGAAAAACATTCAGGAAGATACCGTCGCTGTCGATCCGGCTGCCGTGGGCGCCGCCTTGTACCGCGAGCAGGATGGTTTGCGTCAAGCTATTACATCGCTGTTCGGCACCGAGGCGTCCGTGGCGGCAGCAACCAGTTTCATGGACGCCGAGATTGTTAGAAAGGAGTCAATGCTGTGATGAACCAAGCAAAAGCAGGCTTCACCTATCTGGTGGAAGTCATTAAAGACGGCGTCGTGACCGATTCCGAGACAGTTCACAATCTGATCCCCGTCGAAGGGATCAACCACATGCTGGGCGTAACGTTCAAGGGTGCGTCCCAAGTGACGAGCTGGTATGTCGGCCTGTTCGAGGGGGACTATACTCCGCTACCCAGCGACGATGCGGCAACGTTCCCTGGCTTGGCAACCGAAACGACTGCCTACGATGAAACCGTCCGCGAAGCTCTGACGCTTGGGACAGTCACTGGCGGCGTCGTGGACAACAGCGCTAGCCGCGCTGAGTTCACATTCAACGCCACCAAGACTGTGCGCGGCGGCTTCATCTCGTCTTCATCCGTCAAAGGCGGCACAACTGGCGTGCTGATATCGGCGGTCAAGTTCGCCTCACCCAAGAGCCTGGATTCCGGCGCCATTCTTCGTGTCACCGCAGGCAACCAGATCGTTTCCGCTTAAGGAGGAATTACCATGTCCCTGAAAACCTCGACCGGCCTGCGCAACGGCGTTCTGGCCACCGGCTCGCTGAAGAGCTTGCTCAACGGTGGCTTCATCAAGATTTATGCCGGCACCGTGCCGTCGTCTGCTGATGATGCCATCGGCTCGGCTACCCTGCTGAACACGATTTCGGTCAACTCGACCGGCACTGGCATCAACTTCGATACCGCCGCATCGGCCGGCGTACTATCGAAAGCGCCCGCCGAAGTCTGGAGCGGCGTGAACGCAGCCTCCGGTACGGCGACCTTTTACCGCCATGTGGCCGCCGCCGACGACGGCACCCTGTCGACCACCCAGCCGCGCATTCAGGGCACGGTCAGCACCGTCGGAGCGGACCTGAACCTGTCAAGCGTGTCGCTGACCTCGGGCGCAACGCAAACCATCGACTACTATTCCGTCGCACTGCCGGCGCTGTGATAGATGCCGATCATCATCACCTATGCCTGGGCTAAGCCGTGGTTTTCAGAGACTGACGGCGTCTCAGGCAATACAGGGCAGACGAAGACCTGGGAGGCTTCCAGTACGACTTCGCAGACGTGGCAAATTGGTTTTCGGCCTGAATCTGTCACGGTAACGGTCGCCTCGGACAACCCGCCTGGGGCCCGCAACGTTACGCTAGTGTTCCGCGACACTGGCGAGAATGTAATAGGCAGCACCACGGCCGCTGTCGGCACGATCGTTGTCCCGCTAAACTTCGCTGCTTACGGCCTGGACTTAAAGAAGATGGTGATGACGTGGGACGGCATCGTTTCTGTTAATGATGTAACGTTCCCGCCGCCCACGATTCCCCCATTCTGGGCTCCGCGCACCAACTCCTATGAAATACCCTAAGCTCAGAAACGGCCCCAACCCGACGGGCGAAGCGCTCCACCGCGCACTCCAGCGCACGGGTGCGCCATTTCTGAGCGCCGAGGGCATAGGCTACGGCGCCAACAAGATGGGTAACGGCGCAGAAGTGTATAGCAGTCCCGGTGACGGCTTTTATTGCCTCGGCGCGGTCGACGTCAACCCGGCGTCCCCGCCGTTCAAGATCACGGCTTCCGACACAGCCAGGGGAAAGTTCTTTAGTCGCGGCACATGGGATGGCGGCGCATTCACAACACCTTCGCTGGCTTATGTTGGGTACGGCGCCGGCATCGTCCCGACCGCCTCCGGCACCGGATTCAGCACGCTGTCATCCACACGCGATGGAAAGCAGTTCAGGGAATTGCTGACATTTGGCTGGGGCCAGGACGGACATTCCGGCATAGCGTGGGGCGTGCATAGCGGCGCTAGGTACACGCAGGATGGCGCGGCTAACTGGACCTGGGGTGTCATGCTGGCGACTTACTCCGACGAGGAACCATTCTGGAGTTCTGCGGGTGGCTACCTGTTCACCAAGGACAAAGGCCTGACATGGCAGCAGACGGCGCTGAGCTTCGGCCAGGGATTTTTTCATGGGCTCCCGGCCATGCACAGGCTGACACCGGCCACGAGCATGATGATACTCCCTACCTATGTCGTGGATGGCGCATCCGAGCAATGGGCTGAACAGCAAGACCCGCGCCTGTCGACACTCGTTCGGCTTGACGATTATGGCGACACATTCTCGGAGATCGGCGGCGGCGAGCTTGTCGGCATGCTGCAGCTGTCGGTGAGCGATCCGGTAACGGCCAGCCACGATCAAGTCAACGACCGTATTCAGGCATGGGTGAGAGACACCTACGTTTTGCCGCTGGCAGACGGGGGTGTGCTCTATCTGGCAGAGGCCCGGTACTATGACGGCCGCTACGCCGGTGGCCCTGAGGCCGACAGCGGCATGTGGGTATTCCGCGGCGGGCAGGACACCGAACCCGTATTCATCGGCAAGATAGCCATCCCGGGCGTCCCTACCTCCTACGCCTACGCCATCCAGTTTGGTGGTAAGCCGGTGGGCTTTGCTGTACCGGAGTCCAGCACAGACCCGGTGCAGCTGATTGTCGGCGCGACAGATGGATCGAGCTGGACCTATAAACCCATGCCGTATCCACGCCATTCGACCGGCGGGCTGCTCGCCATCGATGAACACACGCTGGTCTGCCCGATGTATGACGCGGAAAGGCAAGCCTACGTCCTGAAGCAGACGCGCGACTTGGGAGACACATGGACGCACCGGGCGACCATCACCAAGGATGCACCGCCGCCTGAGCCTGGCGATAGCTTTCTGGCGCGGTTCGGCACGCTGACCTACATGCGCAGGGATGGGTTCGCGGCACCTACTTTTCCGGGCGCACCGTGGATGGGCGACGACAGACTCACCACGCCTTGGGAGGCTTAATTGACCAACAGATTACAAAAGACGGTACGCACCAGCTATGTCCCCGGATCTCCAGGTATTCCCGGCGACCCTGGACAGCCGTTTATTCCGGCCCGCTGGGTAACGGAATCTATCTCGCGCTGCGCTTATCAGGTCGATGCGGCTGCGATGCTCGCCGCTGGCTGGACGCGCACGTACATCCCGCCGAAAGATGCCTACGATAGCGGCACCTACCAGTGGACACCGCCATCTGGTTCGGATGGCGGCCAGATTATTTACCGCAACATCTGCTCCACCACGCTGTCGTCGCGCTGGGCGCCGGCGCAACCTTATCGCGCGCCAGTCGCAGCGGTGCCGCCGACGCCGGCGCAGACGATCATCGACAAGCTAATCGGCTGGAACGCACGCGCGCATTCCAAGCAGGCGTTTCCGGGTTACGGCGAGTTCAGCTTTACCGTGCCACGCTCTGCCGTGGGGGTGATCGTCGGCCTGAACGATGTGCCGCAAGACTCGGGCTATTCCGACATCCGCTTCGCCTTCTACCTCTCGCACGGCATTGCAAGGGTGATGGAGCAGGGCGTCGAGAAGTTTTATGCGGGTGCCTACGCGGAAGGGGCAACCTTCACGGTCCGGCGCCTCAAGGGCACGATCTACTATGAGATCAACGGCGTGGGGGTCTATTCTTCCCCCAACACGGACGTGCCGCTGTTTCTGGATGCAGCGCTTTACTCTGGCGGCGACTATGTCGATAACCCATCCATGCGCGGGATTTCTGGGGGTGACGTAACCCTGCCGGCACTGGCTGCGCTGGGCGGCGATATCATAATCAGTGGCGGCTACACCGTCCTGCCGGCCTTGACTGGATCGGGTCGCGTGGGTTCGCGCGCTGACGGCAGCCTGCCTGCATTGATCGCAAGCGGCGGCGACTATGCGCTCGGCATGTCGACCGGCGTATTCCCGGCGCTGACCTGTCAGGCGGAAGGGGGGATGCTTGCGCCGAGCTATTCGGTCGGTACCGGCGTCGCCCTGTTCTTTACCGGCAGCGGCTATGGGACCACGGGCGAGATCGGCGGCAGTAATGGCGTCACACCGGCTTTTACCGGAATATCCTCGGAAGGTTCCTACGGCGCATCCGCCGGTGAGCTGCCCAGCCTCGTCGGCGCAGCGTCCGCCACCGAGGGCAATACGAACGCCGCGGTATTCAGCATGGCCTTGTTGCAGGACTACATGAGCGCGCCGGTCGAGCTGGTCGTTACGATGACTTCCACCGGCACGGTTTCATCGGTATTCGCTGTCGGTCTGGTTGTGCCGGCAGAACTGCGTTCAAGCGCGACCGCCAGCACACCATGGATATTGCAAGCCTTGCTGAACGCCGTCATGAAATCGACCGCGACCGGCGCGACTGTGGCGCCGCTCAACGAGGAACAGCAAGCCGTGTTGGTGGTGAACCTGGAAAATCAGGGCACCACGCGCTATGAGAATTACCCGTTCAATAGCTTCGCCAAGATCGGCAACGCCTACTATGGAGCGAAGGCAGACGGCATTTATCGGCTGGATGGCGAAAGCGATGCCGGAATTCCGATTTCGGCCATGGTCGCGCTGGGCATGCAAGATTTCGGCATCAGTGCAAAAAAGACGGTGCCCAATTGCTATGTCGGCTTATCCTCGGGCGGCCAGCTATACCTCAAGGTGATTGTGGAAGGCCTGTCGTACACCTACGCGGCACGTTCGGCCAGCAGCGATATGCAACAGCAGCGCTTCGACCTAGGCAAAGGCATCAAGGCCAATTACCTGGAGTTTGAGCTTTATAACAAAGATGGCGATGATTTCGAGCTGGATAAGATCGAATTCCTGGTCGCCACCCTGAGTCGGAGGATTTAACCATGGCAGATAACGTACAGGCAATCATTGACCAGGCGCTAGCCATCGGGCAGACCAAGGCTTCGGAAGCGTCGTCCTATGCCCAGCAAGCCATCACGGCATCGCAGGGCTATGTTGCCGGCCACCCCAATACGGTGAACTTCACGCCGGGAAGCATTGAACCGCTGGTGAATATCCCGACCAATGCAACCGGGCTCGACTCAGCCATGTATGGCACGGAGTACCAGCGCATCATTACGGATCTGTCCGACAAGTTCGCTGACTTCTTTGCGGTTTATTTTCCTGATGACACCGCTGCATTGAAGGATGCGCAAGACTGGATTACCAGAGCCTTGACCGAGGGCGGTACCGGAATCAATGCGAACGTTGAGGACCAGATCTGGCAGAGGGACCGCGCCCGCGTGCTGCAGGAGGTCAACCGCGCCAGCGAGGAAGTCTTGGCTACCTTTGCTGCCAGGCGCTTTCCCGTGCCGCCCGGCGCCGCCCAACACCAGCTTTACCTGGCCAACCTAGCTGCGCAAAACAAGATTGCCCAGGCCAGTCGCGATGTGGCGATCAAGCAGGCCGAGTTGGAGGTCGAAAACGTCAAGTTCGCTGTGCAGCAGGCATTGGATTACCGCATCAAGGGTATCGCCGCAGCGGGGGACTATATCCGCATCATGGCGCTCGGCCCCGATATCGCCATGAGGCTGGCGACCAGCGCGGCTGGCGCGCAGGCGCAACTGATCAATGCAGCATCCTCTTACTACAACGCTCGCATCCGCGTCGAGGAAATGAAGTACGACGTCAAGAAAACCAATGCCAAGGAAATGAACGATATCCAGCGCCAGGAATTAGTGGAGTTTTCCAACCGGCTGCGCTCTCAGGCACAGGTGTTGGCGGCTGCAGCGGAGTCGGCCGGCAACCAGGCGGCAGCGGCCCTGAATGCGGTCCATGCTTCGGCGCAGATTTCCAAGCAAGAAGAATAATTCGCCCCTGTAGGGTTCGACCGCGCGCCAGTTGAGCCCGAATATCGCGAGAAAGCGATTAATGGGGAAGTCTCATGCATGGATTCAAGAAGGGCTTCAAGCCCAAGGCGCAGCAACTGGCTGATGGCGGCATGGTGAAGGACAAGCCTTCGTTTATCAATCGGATTGCCTCCGCCTTTTCTCCTGCTATATCCCAGCGCAAAACCAGACTGGAACAGGCCGAAGCGCAGGCAGTCGGCTTTCAGCCGCAATCCCAAGCCCAGGCAGCAGCGCAGCCTGAACAAATGCCTGAGCCAAAACCATTCCGCTTTGCTGATGGCGGCTTGATTCGCGGTCCCGGCAACGGCACATCTGATTCCATCGCAAAGAAAGTCCCGGCTGGCACCTTCATCCTACCGGCAGATTCCGTCGAGGCGATCGGCAAAAATAACTTGGACGTACTGGGCTTCACGCCTGGCAAGAAAATGTCGGTCCGAGTCAGTAATGGCGAATACCAGTTACCTCCCGAGCAAGTCCATGCCATTGGCGTGCAAGTGCTGGATCAGATGAAGTCCGCCACGCATACCCCCGTCAACGACATGGATGCCGATGACATGCCAGATCCGGGCATGATGATGCGCGACGGTGACGCCGATGATCAGACGCAAGCCTATTTTGCCGATGGCGGCGTGGTGGGCCAAGAAAAGCGCAAGCCGATTTCCCCGTCCAATACTTTTCCGGTTGGTCACCCAGATTACAAAAAAACCGACGATATGGCTGCACTGGCCAGTGCCGGGCCGAAGATCGCCAATGCCGTCACGCCGACCATGCGCACGGAGGGCCCAGGCTGGCGTACCGACTCTGTGTTAGCAGGCACTGGCCAGGATATCAATGAGCAGTTGGGTAAGGGCGAATATGGCCGCGCCGCCGGTACCGCGATCCGCGGCACGCTGGCGACGGTGCCGGCAGCCTTTGCGGACGTAGGCGACGATATCAACCGCGTTGCAGCGCCCGTTATCAATGCGGGAATCGGTTTCGGTAAGGGCTTGCTTGGTATGCAAAATGCGACTGCCGCGTCTGCGCCGCCGCCAAGCTCGGCTGCCAAAAATCCAGCGGCTGTAGCGCAGTCAACCGCCACTTCAAAAGTAGATACGGCAGCCAACCCATTCCAGCAGGATGGAACGTCGCCAGCTGGTATGTCATCTTCAGGATCGCAATTGAACGATCCAACAGCGCTCAATGGCGTCGTCGGGCGTACGGTCGAAGGTGCTCCTGGCATCGTCAAGCTGCAGGGCGGCATGTTCGGCAAGAGCCCGATGTACACAGATGATCCGGTCAGAGCGGCCAATGAATACAACCAGCCGCAAGTTGTGCCGTCCGCAGCAGGATTTAAACCGGCAGCCGCATCCGTCGCCCGGCCAGCAGCGCAAACCGCCAGTGGTATTGGTGTACCAAGTGGGTTTGCTCCTGGTGGCGGCAGCACGTCGGCGGCATTGGCCGCAGCACGCGCGGCTGCAGCAGAGCGCGGCGACTTCAATGCCGTGCGCAATTCCTATCAGGTGGGAGGTGGAACTTTTAACGGCGAAGCCGCACTCGATACCGCCGTGCGCGATACCCAGCAGGCATTAGCCGGCGCCAAGGGCAAGCAGCGTGCCGCGCTGGCGCAGCAATTGAACGCCTTGCAAGCCCAGCAAAATGGGTTGACCGATGCCCAGGCCAAGCAAGCCACAACTCAAATGGCTCGCGACAAGCTGGAGATGGAGCGCACTGCGCAAGGCTTCACCACGCGCGCCGCGCAACGACTGGAAAACCTCCACACCCAGTACGAAGCCGCCCAGAAGCCAGAAGAAAAGGCCGCGATTGCCGAGCAAATCCGCGTCTTGAATGGCAAGGAAAAGGACGATTGGAAGGCTGTTGCCCTGCAAGGCAGCACTGATGCCATGGGCAACAAGACCGAGGGCGTCTTGGCAGCCGTGAATCAGCGCACCGGTGAGATGCGGCGATTCGACGCTGGGCAGCAAGCCGTTGCAGCTCCCACTGCTGCGATCGCGCATCTCAAAGCCAATCCGCAACTTGCCGCCCAATTCGACGCGAAGTATGGTGCCGGCGCTGCTAAGCGCGCTCTTGCCAAATAAGGAACTCCATGTCCAGTAATCCGTTTGACCAGTTTGATGCGACCGCAGGCAGTGGCGGGAATCCCTTCGACACGTTCGATGATTCACAAAAAAATAAAGGCAAAGGCGTTCTTGGCCATGCGCGCGACCTTGGCTTATCACTCGCCAAGGGGGTTGTCGCTGTGCCGGAAGCCGCTGTCGGTCTAGCTGATATCGCTACCGGTGGACAAGCAGGCAAGGTACTGGCCAATGAGGATGGTGCCATTGGTTTCCGCCCAAAGCAGGCTAAAGAGTTTTTGTCCGATCTGCATACCGACCAGTACAAGGAGCAGCAGCGCCAGTTCGCTAATGCTGACGGCATCCTCGACAAGACCGTTACCGCCGTCAAAAATCCGTCCCTGATCGCCAATGCTGTAGTCGAATCGCTGCCACTGATGGGCGCCGGCGGCGCGGCAGGCCGTGGTGCCATGGCGGTAGCGCCGCGGATCGGTGAACTGGGCGCCGCAGCTGCCGGCGAAGGCATTGTCGGCGCCGGTTCCTCGGCCGAGCAAATCCGCCAGGAGACCAAAGACGGCTTAATGACGCCAGAGCAAAGCGCGCTGGCTGCCGGCGTGGGTGCCGCAACCGCTGGATTCGGCGTATTGGGCGGCAAGGCGGCGCAAAAAATGGGAATTGGCGATATCGATACCATGGCCGTGCAAGGCAAGAAAGCCTTGGCGCAGCCGGTCGATGCTGCTGCCGCTAATAAGGGCATCACGCGACAAGTCATTGAAGGCGCGATCTCGGAAGGCTTGCTGGAAGAACTGCCGCAATCCGTATCCGAAACCCTGATGCAAAACATCGCCCTGGACAAGCCGTGGAATGACGGGCTGGATGAGTCCATTGTCATGGGCACCCTGTCGGGCATGGCTATGGGTGGCGGTGCTGCTGGTGTGCACGGCGTTGCCTCCAGCCGGCACGCCGTGCAAGCGCCCGCCACAGAACAAGCGCCAGCCACCGATGAAGGCTTGTCGCTAGCTCCGATCGATCAAGCTGCGCAGCAGGCGACCGCCAACGACATTGAGGCGTTCCCAGGCGGCACATTGGCGGTTCAACGTGCATTTGATGCGCGCGACAAGAAGAGCCGGCCGCCACTTTCTATCCTACCGCTCGCACCAACCGATGGGGTTGACTTCGTCCCGAGCGGCATTGCGCCGGTCAAGCCATCCGAGGCCATGAGCCTGGACCCGAACGCAGGCATGCTGTCGACTGCCGCGGCTACTGCCGTGGATGGTGGTGCACATGCCGTGGCACAGGCGCGAGAACAAGCGCAACTGGCGCTGGAGGAAGCAAGAAAGGGCGGCAAGGCGGTCATGGAAACCAAGCCGGTCGCTACTGATCTATCGAGCCGTTCTTTCGAGGAGTTGAGCGCGCAATTCCGCATTGCTCAAAACAAGGAAATCCGCACGGCGATCGCGACCGAGTTACAGCGGCGCCGCGCCGAGCAGAAAGCGACACAAGGAGCAAGCAATGGCCCAGCTGCTGACGTTTTACCCGGAGTTGCAACAAGCAATCGACCAGGGAATATTGACGCCCCAGCAGGCGTGGATGCTGTACTGGGACGAGCAAGTGAACCCGCACCTTCCGCCGCCGTTTCAGAACCGGCCGCTGCTGGACAAACTGGAACTGATGGACTTGCAGCCGGGCCCGGGCAGACTGCCGAACTGAAATTGCTAGCTGACTTGGAACAGCCGGGTTCCACACGCCAGGCGCAGTTTGATGCGCGCCGCCTGAATGCGCAGGCCACGTTGGATGATCTGCGAGCCAAGACGCACGTAGACAAGCAAGACCAGCAGGATGCACTGGAACAGGTCAAGCAGGAGTTGGACTCTGCCGCTCACGAAGCCGCCACCAGTCCGCAAAATGACCTGCCAGAGCCGACCCAAGCGCAGAAGGAAGCCGGCAACTACAAGAAGGGCCACACTCGCCTGCATGGCCTGGATATCGCCATTGAAAATCCTGCGGGCTCGATCCGTTCTGGCGTTGATCGTGACGGCAAGGCTTGGGAAAACCAGCTGCAGCACCACTACGGCTATATCAAGCACACCGAAGGCGCAGATGGCGACCATGTGGATACCTTCATCGGTCCCAAGGCGGATAGCCAAAATGTCTTTGTGGTGGACCAGATCGACCCGACTACCGGCAAATTCGATGAGCACAAGGTCATGTTGGGATTCGATTCGCTGCCGCAAGCCAGGATGGCTTACCAAGCGAACTATGCCAAGGGCTGGAAAGGTGGCAAGACCATCACCAAGACCAGCATAGACGAGTTCAAGGCATGGCTGGCCACGGGCGATACGAAAGCACCGTTTAGCGGGAAACGTGCGGCGGAACACGGGAAAACCGTTTCGCTCACCGAGCCAAGCGGAACCGCTCCACAATCCGAACCACAAAATATTCCTAAAAATATTCAAGCGAGTGAGAACCAGGATACAGCAAAGGATGATTCCAATGTACCAACCGCTGACCCCCCAGCAAAGAATGCACCCGCTGTATCTAATGACGCTACCACCGTTTCTGCTGATGAGCACGTGGCTGCTAATGGTGGAAAGGATGCTGCCGAAGGGCCGGAAGTAGGCAATGCCGATGTGACGCCGGCCCAGGATGCTGGCACCAAGCGCACGCGCGGCGTGCTGGCGAAGCTTGCCGAACGCAAAGGTGAGGCTGCACAGGATCCATCGACAGCCAAGAAGAAACCGACCGAAAAGCAAAAGCAGGCCGCTGCAGTAGAAGCCATGCGCAAGATGCTGGGCGCTGAAGTGGGCGACACGATCACCATGACTTTCAAAGGCAGCTTCGGCTACCTGACGAGCGGCAAGCCCATGGTCATTGAAAGCATTAATAGCGATAAGAGCATTTATTTTCGTGATCCAGTGAACGGTTCGGGGACGTTTGAATCGCTGTCGTCCATGCAGGCCGCCGCCAGGAATGCATTTGTCAAGTTGACTTGGACTGTAGAGCCAAAAGCAGAGCCGAAGCCGGCGCCGACCGAATCAGCGCCGGCGCCAGCCGCCAAACCCCAAAGTACACCACAGAATATTCCCGAAAATATTCCAGCTTCCGATGACAGCGCCAAGGCGCAGTCTGCTGCCACAGCCAAGATATCCGACTTCGGTCAGAAGATCGGCGGCGCCCGCAAGGACGTCTGGACATCATTCAAGGATGAGCTGAATGCCATCGGCGATGACGATATTGCCAATCAGCCGCTATCCAAGGTATGGCCGGCTCCGGATTACCAAGCGATGATCGATGCCGGCGCGGATCCGTGGATAGTCGGCTTTGCCCGTGCAACCCGCGATGAAGTGCCGGCAAAGCCGCGCACCAGTTACAAGGTGCGCAACTGGGTCGAGAAGGTCCGCATCCTACGGGAAATGACCACGAATCTGCTGGATGGGACCTGGAGCAAGGAAACGGCGAGACGCGAGCTTGCCATGGCCGGCGCGGCATCGCGCGGCATGGCGGACATTGCCGGACGCATCGAGCTTTACACGCTGGTCGGCCATCGTCAGTCCCTAAGCGGCGTGCGCCTGTCGAGCGGCGAATACATGATGTACAAAGGCATCGAATACAAACCGCCTAAGGTTATGTGGACGGTGACGAAAGACAGTTCTGCGACAGCGTTTAGCAACTGGCCGCGAGAATTGGCAATTGGCAACACCAGGCAAGAGGCGCTGGACAACTTCAAGGCCAAGTACGATGCCATCGACATCAACCCGGTGCCTTCGAAGGAAGTCACGTTCGACATTTACACCAAACGCGAAGACAAGACGGTCTGGGTCGGAAAAAAAGTGGGGCGAAACCCGCTCTTGCTGTCCGGCCCATTTAAGACGGTCAAGGATGCGCGCGAGTACAAGGATAATAATCAGGCAGAGCTGGTCGCCAAGCTGGAAAAATCCAAAGAAATCCCGCGCGAGCGCCGCGACACTAATGAGCCCCGCATCGGCGAAGACATGCGCAACGGCCAGGACGTTACACCGGAAATGTTTGGTGACGCCTTCGGCTTCCGCGGCGTGGAGTTTGGCAACTGGGTCGAGCAAGGCCGGCGCCAGAAAGACTTGAACGATGCCTATGATGCCTTGATGGACATGGCTGCGGTTCTGGGCATCCAGCCAAAGGCCATTTCCCTGAATGGCGAGCTCGGCCTGGCGTTCGGCGCGCGCGGCAGCGGTGGCGTCAATCCCGCATCCGCCCATTATGAACCTGGTAAGGTCGTCATCAACCTTACCAAGCGGCAGGGTGCCGGTAGCCTGGGGCATGAGTGGTGGCATGCGCTGGACAATTATTTCTCGCGTATGCGCGCCAAGGGCGGCGACTTCATGACGACCGCGCTGGACGTTTCACTGGCCGCGCGCGGGGCGGATTTCGTTGCCAATACCGCAGTCCGCAGGGAAATGATTGCAGCCTTTGGTGAAGTGGTGAAGGCGATCCGGCAAACGTCACTCAAGGCACGTTCCTCGAAACTTGACGCAAAGCGCAGCAAGGAATACTGGACGACCGGCGAGGAAATGGCCGCGCGTGCGTTCGAGTCATACCTGATTTCGAAGCTGCAGGACCAGAATGCATCGAACGACTACCTGGCGAATATCGTAGCGCCGGAAACGTGGAAAGCCGCCGAGGCGCTTGGCTTTGAGTTGGACGATAGCTTTCCTTACCCGACCGCCGGCGAAATGCCGCTCATTCGCGCCGGATTTGATCACTTTTTCCAGACGATTCAAACCCGCGAAACAGATCAAGGCATTGCGCTGTACGACCGCGGCGGCATGTTCTCGATCGGCATGCCAGTCAAGGAAGTGCAGGAAGAAGTCAGCCGAATCGCAGCCAGCTGGAAAAATGCACCGAAAATCAATGTGGTTGAGTCAGTCTATGACCTGCCATTCCAAGCGCCGCGCGACATTCGCGGTGTGTACGCGAAAGGCCAGGTCTGGATTGTGGCCGAGAACAATAATTCGGCTTTGGATGTGCAATCCGTTCTATTCCACGAAGTGCGTGCTCATGCTGGCTTACGGGGCTTGTTCGGCAGCCGGCTTTATCATGAGCTGCGTGCCATCGCGATGAAGAATGCCGATATCCGTAACCTAGCAACCACCTGGCGGGCGAAGAATGGCGACTTGCTGACGCAATATAAAGAAAAATACGGCGAGCAGCGCGGTCGGGAAATCTGGCAAATGACGTCAATTGAAGAAGCACTTGCCGACGTGGCCGGCGAGGGAAAGACCATTACCGGATTTCAGCGATTCATGAACGCGCTGCAAAAGGCACTGCGGGCGATCGGCTTTGATGCGCTGGCTAATTGGTTGGAAAACCGCACTGATGCCGAAGTCATGGCTTTGCTGGCCAAGGCTCGGCGGTATATTGAGGAAGGCGAGCAAGCAGCGGTGTTGGCTGGCCAGGCAGCGCCTGCGTATGCGCGCGGTGAACCACAGCGCCCGAGTGTCGATACCGATGACCGCTTAGTCAACATCTTTACTGAAATCGCTAAGCAGGACGATGCCTTCCGTCTGCCTGGCTCCAACGCTACCAGCTTGGAAACTGTGATCGCTGACATGATGCCAGGCGCGACGGTGGACGATACGGGCAATATCCTCGACTTCCTCAACGACGAGGACCGCCAATCGTGGCCGGTGGACCGCTCGTGGGCAATCCGCCCCGGCAAAAATGCTGATGAAGTGGCGTATGTCTACCGGAACAACAAAGCCAAGGAAGTTTGGCTAGACATATCGAATTGGAAAGAAGGTAAGCAAGGATATGCCGTCTATCAGGTCGTGGCGACCTGGGCGCATAACAATGGTTATACCTTCATTGGCGACCCGGCCGGACTGTCAGACAAAGCGCTGTACCGCCGTACAGAGCAAATGATTTCATCCGCGCTGCGCCATGGCACGACCAAGCACTTGGCGCCGCATGCTCGCCAACTGGAAGCCACTGAGACGCGCGCAGGGCAGGAAGTGCGTCCATTGCGCTGGATCGACGGAGACGATGCAAATAACTTGCGGGAAATGCTTGTTTCATCCTACACTAATATCAAACAGATATTTCCCGAGATCGATGATGTCACCTTTAATTTCTCCACAGGTCAGTTCGAACGCGCACCCGTTCGCGCATCTGGAGGGGCATTATTGGCTGACGAACCCGCTGGCAGAGAACAAGCTGATGCGTCAGGGGTGGAGCAGGGAAGCGATCGAGGCGCTGCCAAACGAGCAGCTACTGGCGCTGATGAAGGAAGTCGGCGACTCGCACGAGTGGATGCAGTACCTTTCACTGACGCGGATTTCCGATCTCTTGCAGAGTCAGTTCGAGGCGCTTATGACGTACTCTTTCCATCCAGTCGAGGAGCGTATACGCCTCCGATTGGCGTGTCTGATCTTAAAAGAGCGGTTATCACCGCATCCGTTCTACGCGGAGAAAGCAGCGAGGCTGGGCGAGTCCTACTGGATCACGCATCAGAGCGGCTGCTACAACGTGTAAAAAGCTCCCAGCTTAATCAAGTTTTATATAGCCGTGGCCCTATCCATGATGGGGCGCGTGAATACGCACGCCAGGCCGTCGATACCCTGAACGCCAATTTCAGCGCGCCGGGCAGGCTGTCGTGGTGGCATAAGACGGTCGGCACGATGTACAACCTAGCCGAGCGATCCCCATACTTTAAGCCTGTATTCGATGCCGCGCAGGGCTTCATTGACGATGTGAGCCACTACGCCAATGACGCCGCCGACCTGGCGCCGCGCCTATTGCCGAAGCTGGAAAACTGGCGCGACATCATGAAGTCGCCGATTTCCGCCACCGATAACAAGGCCATCGCCCGCCCGATCTTTGAGGGCACACTGTCATGGTCCCGTGGCCTGGATGGCAAGCCGGTGCAGACACTGAAATTAGAGGAAGAAGCCACCGGACTGGACGCCAAAGAAAAGGCTGATCGCCTGCTTGCGGCCGACAAGCTAACCCACGGTATGCACAAGGCCTGGCTGGGGATGCCGGAAGAACAGTATGAAAAGCTGATCGATTCCCGCTACGAATCGCAGATGCTGCAACCGGGGATTGTCTGGACGGATGCCGAACTGAAATCCATGTTCAACCTGAACGAGGAACAAATCGGCCTGTACCGCGAATTCCGCGAGGCGACCGACCGTAGCCTGGATACCATGGCACGCGCAGACATGCTGCGTTACGGTGGCGATGACGTGAAGGATTTGCGCAGTGCGGTCATGGCTGCCGCTGATGCACAAGAGGCGTCTATTCTCTTACGAGACAGGCTGGTGGAACTGTCGCAAACCATGCCGGACCGGGAAGAGCAGCTTACCGCACTGGCGCACGGCATCATTGACCGCGCCGACCGGCTATCCGACCTGCAGGGCAAGGGGTATGCGCCGCTGTCGCGCTTTGGTCGCTATACCGTGGATGTGGTAGCGGACGGCGAGCGACAATACTTCGGCTTGTTTGAGACTGCCCGCGAAGCCAATCAGATGGCCGAGCGCATGCGCAAGGAATTCGGCAAGGATGCGGTCAGCCAGGGCACGATGTCGAACGAGGCCTTTAAACTGTTCGCAGGCATCACACCGGAATCGCTGGAACTGTTCGGCAACATGCTGGGCCTCGATTCGACTGGCGACGGCGCCCGCGACCAGGCGTTCCAGGAATACCTGCGGCTGACCAAGGCCAATCGCAGCGCCATGAAGCGCCTGATTCACCGCCAGGGCATCGCCGGCTTCAGCGAGGATGCCGGGCGCGTGCTGGCTTCCTTCATCTATTCCAATGCTCGCCAGACGGCCGCCGGCTTGAACATGGGCGACTTGGGCGAAGCGGTGAATGCGATCCCGAAAGAACAGGGCGAACTGAAAGATGCGGCAGTGCGCTTGTCCGAGTACATTAAGAATCCTCAGGAGGAAGCGCAAGCCATCCGTGGATTGCTGTTTGCCCAATACTTGGGCGGCTCAATCGCTTCGGCGTTTGTCAACATGACGCAGCCTGCGGCGGTTTCCTTCCCTTGGTTGAGTCAGTACGGCGGCGCTCGCAAGGCTGCTGCAGCGCTTGGGCGCGCGGCAAAAGAATTGGCCAAGCGTGGGCACCAATATGAGCCGGACCTTGCCAAAGCACTGAAGCATGCCGAAGAAGATGGCACGGTCAGCCCGCAAGAGGTGCACCAGCTCATGGCGCAGGCGCGCGGTTCCGGTTCGCTGCGCAGTGGTGACGGCACAAAATTTGGAGAAGCGCGCGCGCGAGCACAAAACTCGCTTTCTCGCCTTTCCCTGGCATGGGGCAAAGTGTTCGGCGCCGCCGAGCAGGTCAACCGGCGCCTGACCTTCATCGCTGCCTACCGGATGGCGAAGGAGCAGGGCATTGCCAATCCCGCTACGTTTGCGCGCCGGGCTGTCACTGAAACGCAGTTCGTCTATTCCAAGGCATCAAAGATGCAATGGGGCCGCGGTGCGGTCGGCGGAACGCTGATGACCTTCAAGACCTATTCCATCGCTTACCTTGAACTGCTGCATCGCATGTATACGCAAGGTGGACCGGAAGGCAAGAAGGCGGCCTTGCTGGCGATGGGCGTATTGATGCTGATGGGCGGCGCGGGCGGCGTGCCGTTTGCCGAGGATGTCGAAGATGCGGCCGATGGCCTAGCGCAACTGCTGGGCTATAACATCAGCACCAAGAAAGCACGCCAGGAGTTCTTGGAAAACCTGTTTGGCCGCGAGATCGCCAACTTCATCGACAAGGGTGTGACGGGTTTGCCGGGGGCGCCGCTGGATGTGTCCGGCCGCCTCGGTATGGGTAACCTGATTCCGGGTACTGGGCTTTTCCAGGAAAAGTCGAGCCATACCCGTGATGTGTTGGAAGTGGTGGGGCCGATGGGCGACTTTGCGCAACGCATCGTGACCGGTGGCCGTAAAATCCTCGGCGGCGATATCGGCGCCGGCCTGCTGGAAGTCGCGCCGACTGCCGTGCGCAATGCCGCCAAGGGCGCCGACATGGCGGCCACTGGCATGTACCGCGACGCCAAGGGCTACAAGGTATTGGACACCACGACGCTGGAAGCGGCCTTGAAAGCGATCGGGTTCCAGCCGCAGTCTGTGGCCACGGTGCAGGAAGCCAATGCCCTCAACCAGCAAGCCAAGAACTTCTACAGCCTGAAGGCACAGGAGATCCGCGCCCGCTGGGCACAAGGGATTTTCGAGAAGGATCCGACCAAGGTGCAGGCGGCACGCGATGAAATCACCGCCTGGAATGCCAAGAACCCGAACCAGCCGATGATGATCCGCATTCCAGACGTCATGAAGCGCGTGCGCGAAATGGCCAAATCCAAGGATCAGCGCATTGCCGACGCGGCGCCAAAGGCCATGCGCGCGCAGTTGCGGGATGAAATCGCCCGCAATCGTGAAAATTGATCCCCTGTAGGGTTCGCAGATCGCCCCTCTAGTGTTGGACACTGCCGGCATGAAAACGGCAATCCAATACGACGAGGCGGCACATGGCGCAGGTTAAGTTCAAGGACACGGCCAAGCTCAACCTGAGCATCAATCAGGGCGCGACCTATCGCAAGCAACTCGTATATAAAGCTGGCCCGACCAATGCGCCGGTCCCGGTCGACCTGACTGGCTACACGGCGCGCATGCAGGCGCGCGAATCCCAGGAAGCCACCGCCGTCCTGGTCGAGCTGGCCACGGAAAACGGCGGCATTACCCTGGGCGGTGCCGCCGGCACCATCGATCTTTACATTTCCGCAACCGCCACGGCGGCATTCACCTGGACCAGCGCCGTGTATGACCTGGAGCTGATCGCGCCCAATGGCGATGTGCTGCGCAAGGTCGAGGGCTCCATTACCGTCCGTCCGGAGGTCACGCGTGGCTGACGTCCTAGTCGAAGCAGTCACGGAAGTGCTGGTCGTTGAAGGCGACACGCAAACCGATCTGATCGAAACCGCCGCTGCCGAACTCCTTCTGGAGACGGAAACCATCAATGAAGTGGTGGAAGTCGCGGAAACCGAAGTATTGGTCGAGCAGGTTTCGACTTCGGAAGTATTGCTGGAAACGGCCGAAGCGGTCGAACTGCTGGAAGTCGGGATACAGGGACCGCCGGGGCCGCCCGGACAGGCTGGCGTGACTTACCTCACTTTTATCGCAGACGGCCCGGTGGGCGGGCATCGCGTCGTGGTGACGACGAGCGCAGGCAAGGTCGGCTATGCCGACAACACCAACCTGTCGCATGTCAGTGCCGTGGTCGGTATCACGCTCGGTGCGGCAGTGGATGGCGCGCCAGTCAACGTGCAGACTGCCGGCGAAATCACGGAACCAAGCTGGAACTGGACCTTACAACAACCTGTGTTTTTAGCGGCGAATGGCTTACTGACGCAGACCGCGCCGGCAAGCGGCTTTCACCTGGTCGTGGGCGTCCCTACCGCCCCGACGACACTGATCGTCAGCATCAAACAACCTTTCGTCTTGGGAGCCTGATATGGCCTACAAATACCTCTACAACAACGCCGGCACGCTGACTGAACGCGAAGCGCTGGTGTCGTCGGCAGGCGCGGCAGACGCTGGCAAGATTCCTGCGCTGGATGCGGCAGGTCGTTTTGACGCCTCCATGATGCCGGTCGGGATTGGCGCGGATACCGCATCAATCTTGGCCAGCGAGAATATCGCTGCGGGCGACTATGTGAATGTCTGGAATGACGCCGGTGCTTTCAAGATCCGCAAGGCCGACGCCACCACGAACGGCAAGCGCGCGCACGGCTTCGTGTTGGCTGCGGTCGCGGCAGGCGCGTCTGGGACGGTCTATTTCGAAGGCACGAATACGCAAGTATCCGGGCAGACGCCTGGTGAAGTGTTCCTCGCCACCACAGCTGGCACCGGCGCGGCAAGCGCGCCCACCGCATCAGGCAACGTGGTGCAGCGCATCGGCGTGGCTGTTGGTGCAACGGCAGTCAGCTTCGAGGCTGGCCAACCCATCGTACTAGCCTAAGTCATGACAGTCCGCCGCCCCCTCATTAACGATGCTGGCACGCTCCGGGAACTTCCGGCAGGCGATGCGGTAGCAGGGGCCGCGCCGCTATGGTGGATTACCGCCGACGAGGCAGTGAGCGTGCCGGCGCGCGCGCAATACACCATTCATGGCGAATTCAGGAATGAAGGCGAGCTGCGTCTTGGCGCAGACGCGGAACTTAGGGTTATGGCATGAGCAAAATTATTCTCGACGAAACTTCAGCAGTCATCTCTGGCGAGGACGGCAAGCACAAGCTGGTGGCCCGCGCCGCCGGTTTTAGTGAAGTAGCCCCGGACGGCACCGAAACGCTGATCTCTGGCACCGCCGCGGTGACTGCGCACGTCGCCCAGGGCGGAGCTGCTCACGGCGCGGCGACGCCTAGTGCAGCAGGGTTCATGTCAGCTACCGACAAGACAAAATTGAACGGCATCGCAGCCGGCGCCACGGCCAACGATACGGATGAGAACCTGAAGAACCGGGCGAACCATACCGGCGAGCAGCCTATCAGCTCGGTGACGGGGTTGCCGGGCGCGCTTAACAGCAAAGCCGACCTCGTAGACGGCAAGGTCGCGGCATCCCAGCTGCCATCCTACGTGGACGACGTGCTGGAATATGCGGACTTTGCATCTCTGCCTGCGACGGGCGAGGCGGGAAAAATCTATGTCCTCGCTACTCCGTATACCAGTGGCGGCGTGACTTCCTCGCAATACCGCTGGTCTGGCACGGCTTACGCACCGATCATCGCTAGCCCCGGCAGTTCCGATGCGGTGACGGAAGGGGCGACCAACCTGTATTTCACCGCGCAGCGCGTGCGCGATACCATCCTCACAGGCCTCTCCACCGCAACAGGCACAGTAGTCAACGCCACGCACACTTTCTTGCAAGCCATCGGCTTCTTACAGAAGCAAGTGACTGACCTGGATGCGAATAAAGCCAACCTCTCCGGCGCGGATTTTACGGGGCCTGTGTCAGTTATCTCAAATATCGGAGTTGGGTCAACAAATAGGACTGACTTAAACGGTACAGGTAAAGGCGTCATTACAGCTAACGCACCTGGAACCGGAGGAGGCTATCACGCACAGTATGACGGGGATAACGTAGGCTATGTGATTGCTGCCGCTGATGCACTGCGGATTAATACATTCACAGGTAAAACTATCAAGCTAGGTGTGGAAGCGATTGATAGGGTGGAAATCACTTCTACCGGCATCCAAGGCGCTATCGGTCAAGACACGCCAGCAGCGGGGAGTTTTAACAAGGTATATGTAGCCGGTAACAATAATCTACTTAGCTTCCAAGACTCTGCTGGTACTGAACGCGCCGGTATGCGCCTGGACTCGTCTAATGTTTTTAACTATGGTTCTTATACAGCCGGGCATAAATGGCGTGTCTATGATGTAGAAGCCATGACGCTGGCATCCAGCGGCAACCTTATTCTTGGAGGTGCTACCGATGCAGGGCTGCGGTTGCAAGTAAGTGCCCCAGCTAATACCACGATTGGCGCACGCATCACTTCCAGCGGTGCAGCTACTGAGTCCTTATTAGAATTCAAAGACCCAGCCACTACAGCAGACTATAAAGTGCGATTCGGCTCTAAAGGCGATGCGGCGATTATATATGCTGGAGGTAGTGTTGGTCTGACGTTGGACTCTAACAGAAACCTACTGGCAGGGGCGACGAGTGGAAGCAATCACGTAATACAGGCTGTAGGCGGGGCTGTTTCGGCATCGCGTTCACTCGGTATCAACAATGGTATTGGCGCTAATGTTGCATATTTTTGGAACACGGCTGTTTCTGTCGGGGAAAACAGTGCAAATGCTTGTTTATATGTTCGCAAGGATTCCACTACTAGCCGATCTATCAATGCTGCGGGCACAATCAATGCATCCGGCGCTGACCAAGCTGAGTATTACAAGAAAGCTGAAGGCTGCGGCATCATCGACAAGGGCCAGATCGTTGGCGTCAATGCCCTTGGCGAAGTCACCGACAAGTACGCCGATGCGGTTTCATTCCTGATCAAATCGACTGACCCGTATATCGTCGGTGGCGATGTATGGGGAAGCGAAGATGCGCTCGGCATGTCGCGTCCGGTTGAACCGAAATTCACGCCACCTAGCTATTCCGGTGCAGCACACCCCGGTGATGCTCCGGTAGCGCCGCAAGCGCCTGCCGAAGGTGCCGACGAAGAAGCACTGGCAGCCTATGCCGCCGCGCTTGAAGCGTATGAGGTGGCAGCCGCTGCCTACAGTTCCGCGCTATCCGCTTACAACCTCGACCGGCAGGCCCACGCAGCTGCCATCGAAGTAGCCAAGCAGATTTTCGACACGGCAACCTATCCGACCTACCTGCAAGAGAAAGCCACGTTCGAGGCCGCACTGGAGGCTGCGCGCCAAAAGGTCGATCGCATCGCCTTCTCCGGTCAGGTGCCGGTCAACGTGCTGGGCGCCGTGCCGGGGCAATACATCGTTCCGGTTCAGGACGGTGAAGGCATCAAAGGTATCGCGGTTAATGATGCAGATATCACGTTCGAGCAGTACCGGCGCGCAGTCGGCGTCGTGCAAAACATCCTGCTGGACGGACGGGCCAATGTGAGGGTAAAGGCATGCTGACCATCGTCCTTTTCATCATCCTCTGCATCCTGCAGATCAACGATATCGGCTCGACTTACTACCTGCTGTCTCGCGGGTACAAGGAGGCCAATCCCGTCATGCGATGGCTGATCAAGCAACTGGGCCTCGGCCACGCCCTGATCTGGCCGAAGGTCATTGTGATGATCGGCCTATGGTTCTGGCTGAACGCCTATGTATTGGCTGCTTTGTGCGCGCTGTATGCCTGGGTGGTATGGCGCAATCTCAATCTGGCGTATCGAGCAGGCAGACGGTAAGTAGCGTAGTCGGCATTCAGATTTTGCTGAAATTAATAATCAACAAAAACCACATCATGACAGACACCCTAGAAAAATCCCTCGCCGTCGCCATCGCCAAGATGGATAACTTGCACGGCGATGTGCAAGAGATCAAGAGCGCCCAGCGCGATATGGCAACCGCCATCATGAAGATGGCTTTGGTCGAGGAACGGCAAAGCCAAGCCGCGCTGGCGCAGGAACGCACGTTCAAGGTGTTGGAAAAGATGGAAAACCGCTTCGATGCGCTGGAAAAACGGGTGGTCGAACTGGAGAAGGACGAGCCGACGCAAAAGCGGGTGGCCGACTGGGTATTTGCCGCTGTATGGGGCGCGGTCGGGCTGGTGGCGATGTTCATCGGTAAGCAGGTAGGGTTACTGTGAACCCGCTCTTAAAAAAGCGCCTCGCCCTGGCCGGTGGTGGCGGCACGCTGGCGATCGCGGCCGTGCTGGGCGCCTGGTATGAAGGTGACGGCCCCAGCGTCAAGCAGCCCGATGGCGTGGTGCATTACGTGCCATACCGCGATACCGGCGATGTGTGGACCGTCTGCCGCGGTGTCACCGGCCCCGAAGTCTTCCCCTACAAACGCTACACCATCCCGGAGTGCCGCGCGTTGGAACGCGCCGCACTGGTAAATGCCGAGCGCGGTGCCAAGGCCGTGCTGCGGCATTACGGCGCGTACAACAAGTGGCGGCAAGCGGCGCTGGTCGACTATACCTATAACTTGGGCGCGGGCGCCCTTGCCGGCAGCACCATGGCGAAAAAATTCAATGCCGGCGATGAAGTCGGCGGCTGCCAGGAATTGGCGCGGTGGGTCAAGGGGCGCGTCAAGGGCAAGTTGGTCACACTGCCTGGCCTAGTGGACCGCCGCGCCACCGAACAGGAACTGTGCCTGGGAGCGATCACATGAACCGTTACCGTAGCCGTAAATTCATCCTGACGCTGGCGTCGGTGGCCTCGGCAACCGGGCTGGTCGCGTTCGGCCTGATCAGCGATGGCGTCTATTCCACCGTCATGATTGCAACGGTCGGCGGCTACCTGACAGCCAACGTCGCGCAGAAAGCGACAATCAAGGAGCCGCAATGACACTTCCATTATGGTTCCGCGCCACCGTCGCCGCTGTGATCATTGCTGCTGTCGTGGGCATCTTGGGTGCAATAGCCTACGGCATTGACCAGAACGGCTACCAGCGCGCCGAAGCGAGGTGGAAAGCGAAATATGCCGACCTCGAAGCCAAGCAAGCCAAAGCCAATGCCGACGCCAAGGCCGCCGCCCTGGTGAAGGAGCGGGAATATCAAGCCAACTTACAAGGAGCCCAAGATGCTGCCAAAAAACGGGAAGCCGCCATACTTACTGACGCTAATCTTGCTCGTGTTGAGTCTGAGCGCGTGCGCGGCGACCTTGCCGCCATCCGAGCCAAGCTGCCCAGCCTTGCCGAAGCGGCCGTCCGTCGCTACGCAGACGCCGCCAGTGTCGTATTCGACCAGTGCCAAAGAAGATATACAGAAGTGGCAGAAATCGCTGACCGATGCGGTAGCGACCTCAAAACCTTAGAGGATGCCTGGCCAAGGTAGCACAGAAGTTTTATCACATTCATATTTCATTTTTAAGGGGTAATAATCATGGCACGCGGTGATGTTAAATGGTTTGCAAGTTTCATTCAGAAGTCGAAGGATGGTGTCGGCTTCGACTTGGCCGGCGATGCGATCAAGATGGGGATTGTCGGCAATGGTGTCGCACCGACTGTTTCCACGGCTGACCCGCGCTGGGGCAGCGGCGGCACGACTGACTTTTCGGCGCAGCAGGTCGGTACCGGTACGGCCTATACCGGCCCGATCACGCTGGCGAACGTGACCTATGCGCGGTCGAGCGGCGTCACCACGCTGGATGCTGACAACGTGACAGTAGCGCAGGACGCGGCCGGCTTCACGACAGGCTATTGGGGCATCCTGTATGACGATACCGTGGCCGGGAAATACGCCATCGGCTTCGTTGACCTGGGTGGCCCGGTGTCGATTCAGGGCGGCCCGCTGAACATCAACTGGAACGCTTCCGGCATCCTGCAAGAAACGGCGAGCTGATAATGGCTAAGCTGTTGATCCGCACCGTCAACGGCGAGAACTCGCAGCGTTACATGCGCGGCGATGTAGTGGCGGTTTTTCCTGATTCGCACGAATTCGGGCGGCTAGAAAGCCTTGCTGTTTGGGTGGCGGAAGGACGCAACAAGGCGGATTGGCCGGGCGGCTTTGCCATCATCGAGATTGAAGGCCTAGCCGTCGAGGATGCGCGGCAGTATGTTGAAGAGGTTTTTCTCGCCGGCGCGACAACCCCGGTAATCGCCCAGCGACGTAGATGGACACTGGATTACACGCAGCTTGAGCGGCGTGAAACTGGTGGCGGGCGCGATACGTTGAATACGGAAGGCCGGATTAAGCGGCGCTGGAGTGACGCCGACGTGCCGGGCAAATTCCGGGTGAAAGGCTAGGCATGGCCGTCAAGACCATCAAGGCCAGCGGCGGCGATTACACTGGGCTTTCGGCCTGGGAAGCCGCATTGCCGGCAACGACTTCAGCGGTCGAAGGGGCGGAGTGCTACGACTTCGACCTGTCCGACAACTTTGCCGTGTCTGGCGTCACGACCAGCGCAGCGAACTACCTGCACATCTACACGCCAGCTTCGGAGCGCCATGACGGGCGTTCGCGCACGGTGTCGGGTTCTGGATTTCGCATCAAGGACACCACCGGGGCGGGCACGTTCCGGCTAGGCACGACGGGCCATGTCCGGCTGGATGGCCTGGAAATCGAGCAGACCGGCGCGAATAGCGCGATGCTGCTGATGAATGGGCTTGATGCCGGCAACGATATCCGCGTCGAGAACTGCATCATCCACGACGCACAGACCGGCACGGCGTACACGATTTTGGCCATCGCGTCTGGTCTAAACCTGGCGTTCCGTAACAATATTGTCTACGGTAATTGCCGTTCATGGGATACGCGCGGCGCGGCTTCGGTACTGTGCGAAAACTCGACGTTCTGGCGGCACCAGGCGCAGCTTGGCCTTGTGTCCGATGCGGAACTGACTTGTAAGAACACGTATTCCGGCCATACGGGCGGCGCAGCGGATGACTTCTGGAGTGGCGGCAGCCCGAGCGGTAACAACAACGCGTCAAGCGATACATCGGCGACGGCGCGATTCACTAGCAGCGTTAACAGCGTGGCAGGCTCCGCTGTGTTCGTGTCCGTCACGGCGGGCGCTGAGGACTTCGCGCTTGCGGCTGGAGCAAACGCGCTAGTCGATGCAGGAGCCACGCTCGCCAGCGTAACAACCGACGCAAAAGGAACGGCAAGGCCGCAGGGCGCTGCATATGACATTGGTGCATTAGAGCGCGCAGCAGCGGGCGGCGGAGCTGCAACGGATGTCAATTGCGCAATTGGCGCGCTGGCAGCATCCGGCCTTGCCGCCTCCATTGCACTGACAACCGCGATTGATGCAACGGTTGGCGGGGTGGAAGCCACAGGCCTGTCTGCCTCGGTCAGCATCGGCACGGTGGTTGATGCCGTGGCAGGCTACGCCGCCGCGCAGGGTCTTTCGGCAAGCGTCTCCATCTCTACGGTAGTGGCATGCGGAACTGGGGCTCTGTCCGCAACTGGCCTAGCCGCCGCGCTGGACAATGGCACATCGGTCAGTGCAGGCATCGGTGCCGCGGCGATTGCTGGGCTGCCGGCTACGATCCTGACGCAAACTACCATCGAATGCAGTACCGGTGCGCTCGACGCTAGAGGGCTTGTAGCGCAAGTCGGCATTGCAACGGAGATCGACTGCCAGCCTGGCGGCCTGATGATTGCAGGATTGCCGGCAGGTGTTGCGATCAGCGTCACGATTCAAGCATCTGTCGGCAGCCTTGTATTGACCGGCCAGGCTGCCAGCATTTCCGTTGTCACAACCACCAACCTGATCTCCAATGCGTTGCGCACGCTATTGGTGCCGTTGCGAGCTAGAAGAATTTCCGTGCCTGTGCGGCAGCGTCAATTTATCGTTAGGAACGAAATGATTTATCAAGCAGACAGCAAGCGGTCGGACGAATCCCCGGTGTTTTCGCTGAATATCCGCAAGGAACTGGCGCTTACTGGTGATGCCATTTCATCGGTGACAGCGGAGATTGAGGTTGCGACTGGATCCGATCCTGCTGTTGGCAGCATGCTTGTTGGCTCTGCAACCCATATCGGCAGCATTATCTCAGCCCGTGTTGGCGGTGGCGTGTCTGGCAATAAATACAACCTGAAATTCACCGTTACCACGCCGCAGCAGGTGCTGACCTACGTGGTTAGCATCCCGGTCGATGATGAAGGCGCTTTTGTGTGATCGAAATAACCGCCGTTTCATTACCGGCAAGCACTGGCCGGGGCCGCCGGGCGGAAATACGGCAGCAGAATCTTCCGGGGGTGATTGGCCATCCCTTTGGTGCGCGCCGAGAACCGACAACCTGCAGCGCCTAACTCGCCGGGCGTAATCGGATGCAGGTTAAAACTTCGCCGCCGGCACCCATTCAATCACATCCGACACCGGGCAATGCTCTTTGGCACCATCCGTGAAGATGAATACCCAGGCATACGGATCCCAGCGCGCCTCCCTTTCGCCGGCCGCCGTGGTCACGGTGCACAGTTCGCCGTCTTGAAGTAGGGGTAGGGCGTTATTGCTCATAGGGGAATATTATCAAGCGCGTCTTGCTATTTTGGTTGGGTTTTGGTGTCCATTTTAGTTCCGCAAATAAAAAGACACCCGCGTAAACAGTGGGTTTCCTCGTGCTGGAGTTTACATAATTGCGGAATTGAAATAAACTTAAGTAACTGATTTGTTTAGCTAAATCCTCGGACTTAAAATCCGCCGCTTACCCGAGAGGGGGCGTACCGGTTCGATTCCGGTCTCAGGCACCAATTAAGGCTTTGCGGCGTTTTCGTGGTTGGGAAACGAGCAGGCCACAGTTCCGCAAAATACCCGCAGTTCCGCAAAAATTACTTTGTCGGCTTAACAAGCTTGCCGATTTTGTGGCGGATATATCGGGTTGTCATGCCTTCGGTTGTGTGCCCGAGCAAGTCCTGAGCAGCCTTGGTTCCCTTTATCTCATCGACGTCGGTGCCTGCTTTCGGGCGCATGTCGCGGAATTGAAGCTCTGCTTTCGGAATGCCTGCGGCATCCCGCGCTTTGTCAAACCTGGTCCTCATGGTGTACTCGTTCATCGCCTGACCGGTTTCTGTAACCAGCAGGGCAAGCGGGCGTACGGAAAATTGGCGCTTGTAGTCGGCGATCTCGTCAAGTAGGGTCTTGAGTTCGCCCTCGATCAGGATTCGCAAGGGCGCCTTGGTTTTGCCCTGTTTAATCCACAATATGCCGTCCTTGATGTCGGTCTCGGACATTTTGTAGACGTCTGCCGGCCGCTGGCCGGTCAGGTAGGCCAGGCGTAGGGCGTATTGCAACGCTTGACACGAATGTTTCAGTAGGCGGTCGAACATTGCCTGGTCAACGTACACATCCCTGCCGTCTTCTTTGAATTTTTTGACGCCATCGCTGGGGTTCGTGTTCGAAGTCAGGCCGTTTTCCCGGGCGTAGTTGAAAATGTGGCTAAACAGAGCCAGTTCACGATTTGCCCGCACTTGGCCAAGCTTCGGATCAATCGGCAAGGGTTCTTTCTCGCGCTTTACTCGCTCTTCGTTCCTTCTCGCAGCGTCGGCCTTCGCTTTGTCGGTGCGCCACGCCTTGTATTGCCCAATGTGTATCGGTTCAATATCATCGAGAAGTGCCGGTGGATTGTTGAAGAACTGGTAAAGGCATTCCAATTCCTTCAAATTATCCTTGCGAGTGCGCGGCGCTTTGGTCGGAAGCACGTCCTTAATGTAGCGCTCCGCGGCATACTTGAAAGTCACCAATCCATTGCGCGGCGCGTTGCTCATGGTGAGCTCTGCCCACTTCTGAACCGCAAGAACGTAATCGCTGCCGAGCGGGATCTCCTTTCGCGGCTTGGCTCCCGTATCCAGGTAGTAGTACGTCCCTGCTTTGCGATGCCGAGCGCGCATTCCTGCGGGGAGATTGGTGTTCCTTGTCGGCTTCCGTCCCATGTTATGCAGTCCTCAGTACCTGCGGAATCCATGCCTTTTTAACTGGATCAGCGCCATTCTTGCCGCCCTCAATCGCGGAACGAGTCACAACCGGATGGCCGGTGGCATTGACGAAAAAGGGAATCCCCATCTTGCGCAGGGCGTCAATCTGATGGCTTTTCATTTTCTTTCCAGTCAGTGTAACAATTTCCGCATCTTCAAGAAACATCCCCATTATTTCACCTTTTGCACATTCCAAGCCTTCCGGCTCAATTCAATAATCTTTGCTACCGCTTCCTGCATTGCTACTGCTTCCTAAAATTTTTTCAATTCCAAAGCCAGCTCATCAGACGACGTATTTCTTTGTCATGGTAGGATTCGCATTTCCTAACTTATTGGAGCGGACATGCGAGTAATGAGAGGGCCGGTCTACCGTGACTACGTAATCATTTTTAATCCAGCTGACGCACCTGGAGGGCGTTTCCGAGACGCCTTCTCGGTTCATAAGTGTATTAACGGAAGTCCCGACTGGCGCGTCTCCGTCTATCAGCGCTCCATCTCCGACGCTACTGAATTCTTGACTGAGCAAGAGGCAGTTGATAGCGCATTTAAGATGGCTGAAGAGTGGATCGACGCGCAGTACAGCTGAGATTTGGATTGTCTGCATCATTCCTCTGCTGGCTCCTTCTAGGCGGCTTGCCTGCGTAATGCATCGATTGCCAAATTTGCCGCATCAATCGCCAGGTCGAGCACGGGAGACAATGACGGGAATTCCGGCTTGATGCTTCGGATGCCATCGGCGACATCGGTCAATCGCTTGATTTCGGCCATGCGCTTTTGCTGTAGCCATTGCTTGCGCAGCTCCCTATCCCTGCGCCGCTCTTTCAATTCTGCCGGCGTCATCCTTCCCCTCCCGTTGATTGAGCACCGGAAGAAAACATGTCAACCGTAAGCTCGCAGCGCGGTTCCGGTATGCGCTCGCCAGCCGGCACGAAGGCGATGCACTTTACTTCGCCGTCTGGCATTTCGCGCCATTCAACTGCCTCGCCGCGAAACGATGCGCCAATGATTTCGCAGCGCTCGTTGTCGTCGCATTCCTCCAGCGGCACGCCTTCGCGCATCGACTTGTCACGCTGGCAGTTGCCGCATTCCCCGGTGAGGAAGCTATAGCCAACGTCGCCGTTGCTCGGTATCCATTGCTCGCCTGGTAGTGGGCCGGGAGTCGGTTTGTATGTCATGACTGTTCTCCCGTTGATTGAGCACTAACGTCAGCCAATGCGAACACGATGCCACGGCAATATGGCTCGCCGTCTTCGGTGATCTCGAATGTGACGTGTGGGATGTTGGCCGTGAATGTCCAGGAATAGCCAGGCTCCGCGCACCACAGAGCCTGAATGAGCTTTGCGCTCGGCTTACGGATGAAATAATCAGCAAGTGCCTCGTCGTCATCGTCGATTGAATCTCGATCCGGCAGCAGACCTTTGCCATCCACGCAGGCATCGCCGCCGTTATAGCAGCCGATTTCGTCATAGATCGCGCCGCGAAACTCCATCAGGTCATCCGATGCGCCATGCACAATCACCAAGCCATGCTGCTTTGCCTCGGCAAAGACGGCATCGTAATCGTCGCCACGCACGAAGTTGTCGTACGTCGCGCCGGCCAGCTTTGCGGCCAATTCTTCTTTGGTCATGATTTTTATCCTTGTTGGTCCGTTGATTGAGCACTAGGGGCGGCGGGAAGTGGCATCCAGTGGGTGGGTGGTTCATCGTCAGCGAATCCGCCATCAGCAGACATCCAGAATGCCAATCCATCACTTTCATCTTGGTCGATATAGTTTCCGTCCATGTCACGCCGCTCTTTAATGTACGGCTCCTCCTCGTACCATGAGCCGGATGTGACACGCGGTCCACGGGCAAGAATGATTTCCGTGCCATCCTTCGGCGCTGTTTCAATCGGCAGCCATTCCGGCACTTGCTGACTGGCGCGAGCGGCTTGCCAGCCTATCGCAAACATGCCAGCGTCCCACTCCGTCCAGTCGTCCCATCCTTTTTCCTCCATCGCGTCGAGGAAGGCTTTCCGTTGCTCTGTCATTACTTGCTCCCTTGATCTGCTGATGGTTGGGCGGCAAAAACAGGCTCATAGGGAGGAATAATCAGATGGCCGAATGTGTCGCTGCCAACATCGCCGGCCATGCGGCGCTCGCCGGTCCATGGATTGAATAGCCACGCCGTCGCGCCATGGAATTCCCGCCACTGTTCGGCATGTGAAGGGTATGGCTTTCCCTCTCCAGTTGCGGGGTCAACATTCATCAAAGTGTGTTGCTGCTTCATTTTGGTTCTCCGTTCGGTTTGCCGGCATCCAGTGCGCCGATGAGGTTTAGAATTGCCCACATGGCGAGCGTCGTGCATGCACCGCCAATCAGGAAGCCAAGCGCGAAAGATTGCTCATCCATTCTTTGCGCTCCCTGCGATCCGAAAGCCGTCAGCATCATAGAATTTGTCACATATCCAGAAACTCTCGTTCCAGAATCCATTCGCCTCAATCCAGTGCTTCCCGCGCTCCCCGCACTCAGGGCAAATGCAAGCCTGGTCAGCTAGGAAGCGGGCATTGCGCCTGTTCTGCTCGCGCTGTTGACGGTTCACTTTGCGCTCCCTGCGATAATCCCTGCGCATCCACAGTCCTCAATGATCGTGTATCCGAAGTCTGCGGCCAACCCTTGTAAGCTGAACATTTCATAGTGGTTCGACATAACACCGTCATCGTCATGCCAGCGGAATGGTTCGCGCCAGATGACTTTCTGACCTGTGCCAAGGAAAGGGCGCAACGCATCAGCGACAGATGCGGACAGAGATTTCTGTGTCGGCGCGGCTTCCTGAGCTGGCCAATCACCTACGCTCCCACCGCATTCAGTATGGTGTTCAGAGTAGGTAACTTCTTCGGGCGGCACGCCTTTGCCGCAAGTGGCGCAATACCAGCCTTGATTTTGTGGCGCGGCTTCCTGAGCGGGTGCGGTGGTGGCGAACATCAAGCTATCGTCAGAGTTTTGTGCGTGCCATGCTTCAAATCGCGCCACTTTTCTATCTCGCCGCTGTTCCATGCGGGTGGCATCCAGCTTGAACTGGCGGGCAACAAAGATGCAAGCAGCCATCACATCGGCCATTTCATCTTCCATGCGCTGCTTAAGCGAGCCTGCGCCGTCCGGGTGTTCGTCAGTGTGAAAGTAAGCCAGCTTTTTTGCGGCAATCTGCTGTAGCTCGCCGCATTCCTCGATCAGCTTGGCCAAACCATTGGCGGTCATAGTCATGCTGCACCTCCTTCCTGCCCGCCTGCTTCCGGTGCGGTCTTGCCTCTCGCATCCAAAAATAGGGAAGTGCAGTAGTCGCAAGCAATCACATCGTTGAGCCTATTCTCATTACCGGGAACGCCACCCTTCGCGCCTAAGCAGAATTGGCATTTATCGCGCTCCGGTGCGGTCTTGCCTGCAAGGGCTTCGATGCGTTGAAGGATGGCTTCTCCTTCTTCGCCTCTGAGAATAGTGTCATCCTCAAGCACTTCCAGACACGCCTTCTTACACTGCTCGATGATGGCGTTACACTGTGCGGCTGGCCGACCTTCCTCCAGCTTGCGGGCAATCGTGCCAAGGATGGTTCCTGCTACTTCAGCAACCTGTTCATGCGTCATGTCGGGCATTGGCACGCCTACTAGCTTGGCTACGCGAGCAAGACGCTTTGACAGAAATTCGGCATCGGTTAGCTGTGCGGATGGCTGACTGGATAGTAGTACGGTGCCATACTGGCTAGGCTGGTTTTCTGGATCGGTAATCGCCTGGATGACGCTTTCGTATTTCGTGGCGTATTCCAGCGCCTTGTCTGTGGCTTCGTCTGCCAGCTTGCGAAGGCGCTCTATCTCTTGCTGTGCGGCTGGCTGGGCGATAGGGTTGACGCTAGAAACGATCAGTTCAGCGTTAGGCAAGTCCAACGCGGTCAGCTTGGCGACCGTTGCGCCATTTGCTCCCACAATCTCACGCGGGCCTTTCTTTTCGTTCGGCTCGGTAACGCGCCACGGTAGCGGCGTATGAAACGCTACCGGCTCTTGCGGCTGTGCCGGTGCAGCTACAGCGGCAGGGCGGTGTATATGGGCGCTTTCTGGCAGCGCAAATCGATTGTTTTTCAGAGCGCGAATAGCATCAAAGGCGCTTGTCACCGCGATACGGTCAGCATCCCCTGCGCGCTCAGCAACGGCTTGTACCGCAGATTCCAGCGCGGCATCCCGATCTGTTGCCTCCTGTGCCGGTGCAGCGGAAGGGGCGGCAGCAGCTTTCTTTTCGTAGTGCTGGCAGCTTTCAGAGGGGCAGCCGGATTCGCGCGTACAGATACAGGCAATGCCTAGCTCGCAATCCAATCGTTCATCCTGCGCCGCATCGCTGCTGGCTTCCGCCTTGTCGGATGGCGTGAGAACGAAATCAATGCCGCCGAAGCTAACCGGGATTGCCGCCTTGCTGCTGGTATCGCAGCCCCTTGAGCCATCGAAGTAGATTTCACTGCCAGGAATCACGGCAAGCGCTCGCGCTTCGTATACCCATTGATTGTCGATTTGGTTGCCTAACTTTGACGTATCTTCATAGCTGCCTTGTGAGCAGGTTTCCCAATCATGCCACTTGTTGTTGGCGAAATTCGGCAGCATGCGTCGTTGATACAGTGCCACTTCCGCCTTGGCAGGCTGTACAGGCGCGGCATCGAGGGCGGCGAGAGCGTAATCCTGCATTTGCTCTGCGGTGTATAGCGGCTCGCTGCCGTCGCTATAGCCGTTGTAGTTCGTGTAAGGCAGGGATGGCAGCACTTGCTGTTTCAGTGTGTTGTCAGTCATTTGTCACCTTTCACTATCGCATGCGAAAATTCTACGGGGCTTATGACGCGGAAATTGTCAGGCAAGCTGTTGCGCAAAATGCCTTCTGCCTCAGACTTCGCTGCCGTGTGCATTTGCTCCAAAGTTTCAGATGCACCACTCGCCCGGACAGGTATTTCGATGGTGACTTTCATTACGGCAAAAACAGTTGAAGATTTCATCTATCACCCCTCCCTCTTATCCGACTGCACCGGAAGTTTCGCGTGCCAGTTTTTATTAAAGTCCTGCATGGCCGCAGCCGGACTATCGCCAAATCCCGTGACGCCATCCTGCAAGTTCTCACCGTACAAAGCACACCACTTGTTGCCGTCAATGGACAGGCTCGGGCGGTACATCACGCTCGGATCGGTAAGACACTCTGCTACGTGCTTATATGCTTGATGCGCGGCGAAGATGACCCCTTCGCGTGCTTGGTAGCTATCGTCATTGTTCATGTCATTGCTCCTTATCCGACTGCTGGCGAGCCACATCCGCGCAGTAGCAGCCGCGCCCCTCGTTTTCCGGGCAGCTGGTCGGGTCGTCGCTGCAATCGGCTGGCTTTTCCTCTGGCGGTGGCATGGCGCTGATAGTCTTGCCGCAGTGGTGGCAGAAGTTCATGTGGTGCTCCGCAGGGGTGCCTCCCTCCGGGAAATGCCACGCCTGCCCACAGCCTGTTTGCCAGCAGTAGTCGTCGCCATCGAAGCGCCATTCGCAAGACGCAGCATCCTTGCTGTCCTGCTGGGAGAGGGCGGCGCGAGCAGCATCCATTTGGCGCAACTGGTCTTGCACGCCGGTTAGGATGTGGTCTTTGATGTCTTCGCGCTCTTGGCGCAGCAGGCCCATGCCTTCCATTGCCAGCTTGACGATTTCGCCAAGCTCCACAGCCATTTGCATTTCGCCTTGATGCTGTGCGCGGTCTGCGCGGTGAATAATGGCTTTCAGACGAGTTTCAGCGCTGCCCCCGTGCACATCAGACCAGTTCTCAATGTCAAACTTCCGCTCATCCTGTGCTGGCGTGGCGGCCGACTTACGAGGCGCAAGCTCTTTGCCGTCGTTGTAGCCTTCGTCATACCAGCGCTGCTTTTGCGTCCAATCCGGTTCCTGCGGCGTGGCGGCTGCACTGGTGGCAGTAGGGTGAGGTGCGGCAGCAAGGTAGTCACGCAGGAACCTTGCGCTATCGCAGGTGGCGGTGGTTTCCGAGTAATGGCACACATCACATACCGACATTTCATTGTCGAATGCTTGCGCCAGATAGTTCAG